CCTTCAGCATGTTCTCGCAGGATCTATATTTATCAAGCACTTAACCGAAAGGTGCGGGACTTTCACCCTCGTTGACTTCATTGAGGTTTCTTCCCGGAGTCCCGCACCTTTCCAGCCCGCCCACTGCACAGTTGTTCCGCGGAACATCATCGGCTAGTCTGCGGTTCTCTTGAAGCCTGAACTACAGCGGAAGGTGAGCAATGCGCACCCGACTGTTCGGTCGCAAACTCACTGATTGGATCGAGATGACATCCCTGCGATGTGCCATGGTTTTCGCACTGATCTGGGTGGCGTTCTTCGCCTTCCTCACGTCGTGCATCCCCGATGATCCGCCGAATGTTCAGGGCCACAACTTTGATCACTCCAGCTACACGGTAGGCCACTGATGACGCGCTCCCTGCCCATTCTTGTCCTCGACTTCGACGGGGTGCTCCACTCCTACACCTCAGGCTGGAAGGGGGCCGATATCGTCATTGACCCACCAGTGCCGGGCGCCAAAGAGTTCATCCAGGCCGCTGTGAAGAAGTTTGAGGTAGCGGTGGTGTCGTCACGCTCCCACGAGCCCGGAGGCGCAGAGGCGATGGCTCGGTGGATGGCCGAGTATTTTGAGGGAGTGCTGGTCTATAATGCCATTGGTGGTGAGCACCGTGTCATGTTCGATGGGGGCAGCATCCGCTTCCCGATGCACAAGCCGCCGGCCTTCGTCACCATTGACGACCGTGCCATCCAGTTCACGGGTGAGTGGCCGGACGTGGATGGGCTTCTGGCGTTCAAGCCCTGGAACAAGAAGGACGGTATCGAGAAGGGCCACATGCCCCTAGGCGACGCCCAGGACCCGCCTGTGGACCTAATGGCCCTGGAGGCAGCTCTGGACATCTGGAAGGCGGTGCCGGAGCTGCTGGAGCGCTCCAGGCCACAGGCGGTCAGCCGCATCCAGCTCCGCATCGAGAGCGCCATCAAGGCCGCTTTGGATCGGCATGAAGCACTGGGATGCCGACGCACCCGCTAATCTTGTTCCTGGAACAACAGAACGAACACTGGCCCGTGGCAACCCCGCGGGCCTTTCTATTTGTTCCGCGGAACATCTTGGGGTATATGTTCCAGGAACAACTTCGGAGGTTGCCGGAATGCGCAAGTCTTTGTTCTTAGTTCCGCTGTTGCTGGCGACCAACGCGCTGGCTTTTGATGCGACGAAAGCACCACGTTACCCGTCGCCGGACATGTACCGGCCGAACGTGGACAGCATCATCCTGAAAGGTGATGTCTCGTCTGGAAACGTGTCGGGAATGAGCGTTGCGCCATCCGACGGCCGTGGCGTCGGGACGCTTGATAAACTGATCGGCCAGACAGCGATCCGGTTCTACCCTGAGAACTTCGGGGCCAACGTCGGTAAGGGCGGGGATGACTACGGCGCGATCAACGCGGCGATCAACGCGGCCAAGCCCGCGCGCGGTAACGTCGTTCTGCGCGGAACCTACCGCACGAGTGCGTGCATCAAGATCGACGCCAACGTCACGGTGACGTTCGAAGGGGCCAAGCTCAACGGCACGGCTGACACCTGCGCGCTCGCGGTTGGGCAGTACGGCCGCCTGGACGGATGGGGTGATATTGCTGTCGGTGGCTCGTCCGCATTCACGCACGGGGCAATCGAGATCGACGGTGCGGATGCGATCAGCGACCTGCAAATCACCGGGTCGATCCGGCTCGCGAATGTTTCCGGGCAGCGCACCGGCGACGGACTTCGCATGTCCGCCCAGACGTCGTTCGCTAACCGGATTAATTACGCGCGTATCTCCCTTGGGGAGATCAAGAACTTCAACACGGGTGCACGTCTGTCTGCGACGGGGCAGGCGTTCGTCAACTCGAATTATATCTACGTGGGATCGATCTTCGACTGTGTGCAGGGTGTCGTCACGGAGGTAGATGCGGCAACTGCCGGTGTGGCGTTCAATTTCTTCGAAGGTTCTATTCAGCCTGAGGCATCCGCGACTCGCGCTCTCGTGCTTGGCGGACAGGGTAATCAGGTCAACATGATGATCTGGGATTGGCAGACCACCTCCAGCCCAGGGACTGCAATTACGTTCAGCTCCGGTTCGCGCAACAACCGCGTGCGCTCACCCATTGGCATGGATCTCGTGGAGGATCGTTCGGGCGCCTTTAAGATCGAAGCCAACGTCGTGGAAGATTGGTCCAGTGCATCGCCATCCATGCGCTCGACAATGCCCTGGTCGTTGCGCTGGCAGGCATTCGCGGGCAGCCAGGACGACATGCTGGCGTTCGCCGATAAGCGTTACACCGTCACGCAGACAGCGGGCTCGCCGCCTGTGGATGGTGCGCTCTCCTCGGTGTTCGACCTCGACGGGTCGAACAACGCGACGTGGAACGCCTCGTCCACTTACCCGGTATCGATCGAGGTGAACTTCAACGCGGCTCCGCCGACGTACCTGCTCGGCCTCGGGGCGAGCTTCGACTTTGCCGGCATACCGTCAAATGTCGCGCTGGAAACCTTTGACGGCACGACATGGACTACGCGGCGTAGCTTCGCCAACAATGGCCGAGCCCAGGTGTCGTGGCAGCCAACTAACTTCGCTGTGAACGTCAAGAAGGTGCGGCTTACTTTTTCCGGCCCGCCATCGGCTGGCTCTATCTACCTGTCACGGTTCTTCGGGTTCGGGACGGTCAAGGACGGCGGTGGCGCTTATCGTCCCGTGTTCAGCGATGCGCCACTGATCTTTCGCGATGGTGGTCAGCCGGTGCCCGCGCCGATCCCCGGATACGTGCAGATCTACCGAGACCCATCAACGTACAAGTTCATGCTGATGGAAGGCAACGGCACTTTACACGCGCTCGCGTTCCAGTAAGTTTCAAGTCCAAGCACCAACGGGCATCCGGCGTCTCACAGCGCCGGATGCCTTTCTGTTTGCGAAGAGCTGTGTGGTCAGGTACTCGCCAAGGCCGCTGTTCGTCGCTAGGCACACATACTGGAGCGCGTCCACCACGTCCGACCATGGGTTCTTCTTCTCGGGCAACGGCGCTAGGTTGCCGTTGCGGCGCTTGGCGTAACGATACTCGATGGAGAGGGCACGCACGAGCGTGGGGCAGCCCTGCTCATCTATGAGGATGCCGGGGTCTTCACCGACGTTATGGAGGAAGTGGCTCTCCACTGCGGCCAGCCGCTTGTCGATGGCGTTCGATGGTGCGGGGTAGGCCCGGTAGTTCTCCTTGTTTAGGTAGTCGAACGGGCTCTCATCGAACACCTGGCCGCCGGCCACACCGCTCGGGTCTCCGATGATGTAGAACGGCAGACCGGCGAACCGCGGCGACAGCAGGGCGGGGCGCAGCGAATCCTTGACGTGCTGCTCCAGGCCCATGTTGACCGAGATCAGCTCCTCCAGCACCAACAGTCGGTCGCGACCGTCCTGCTGGCAGATTACCGCGCACGGGTTGCGGCCGAAGTCTTGGCCGATGATCAGCGTCCGGCCGCGCACCGGTTGCAGGCTGCTGACGACGTGGCGGTCCCCGTCGAACGAGTTCACGAACACGGTCTGGCCGGATGGGTCGGCGCCGTACTTGGCGTGGATGTAGCGGTCGCACCAGTCCTTACCCTGACCCGCCGACATTGCGTTGATGTAGTAAGTCCGGCCCTGCGCACGGCGGCGCTCATCGTTGACCGGGAGCTTCAGGGTCTCCTCGGTCTGGAGCAGCCACTCCAGGTTCTCGGCGTCGTCGTCCATGCCGCCCGGCTGGATGAACACCTCGCAGTTCGTCGGCGTCTCCAGCGCCATCAGGCGGTGCCAGTCCGAGCCGCGTGAGGGCATGTTGGTGTCGGCGATGATGCCGTACCAAGTACACCCGCCTTGGGCGCCGGAGGGGTATCGCCCACACCGGCCGGTGATCGCCTGCACCAGGTCGGTAGAGATGTCGATGGCCTCGGACATCCACGCCCCCGTGAGCTGGGACGACAGCAGGCGAGACTGGTCCTCGGCGTCTTCCAGTGGGATCAAAATCCACTCGGAGGCGACACGGGTGCCGTCCGCAAGTTGCATCTTGATGACCACCGTCTTCGCCTGTGCCCGGTACTCATGGATGCCAGCGAGCCATTGCCGGATGTCCTTGAGCACGGTGTCTTCAAGCTGCTTGAGGGTTTTACGCACGATGGCGAACCGGGTGTAGCGCACACCGTCCGGCGCCGGGCGCTGCTCGATGGCGCGGCGCAGCACCTCGAAGATGCAGCCCGTGGTCTTGCCCGAGCCTACCGGCCCGGCGACGATGCGGAAGAATGCGGTCGAACGCATGAACGCCGCCACGGTGGGCGGCGCGTCGAAACGGATCTTGGACATCAGTCGTTACCCAGCATTTTATCGTTGAGCAGTTCGTGTTTGAGCTGTTCCATCGCGCCGATCAGGCGATAGATGTCTTCGCTGCTGCTTGTTGACGTAAAAATTCCGCGCGTACTCAAACAACCGACAAGGCATACCTCGATCAATCGACCTTCTTTTGCCATAGCCAGAGCCTCTTCTAGCTTGGATATGGTTGTGGCGTTCGTTGCAGCATGTGGCTTCAGTTCTCGAATGTTGCTCATGGTGATCCTGCTGTCGCTTGTTCCGCGGAACAATTAAATGTCTTCTGCATCCCGAGAAATCGGCGTGGCGTCAATTGTCACTGCCGGCTTCTGGGCATCCATGTTGATCACGATCTGCACGCCGCCTTCGCCGGAGCCACCGCCTGCGCGCTCGCCGATGCCGCCGCCCTTCATGAAGGTCTTGATTAGTTCGACCTTTGCGGTGGTCAGTCCATCCTTGTAGATCTCGGCGAATAACTGGGGCAGCGCCAGTTCCAGGCCGGTCTCCATCTTCGCCTTGATCCGCGTCGAGGCCGACGAGGTGGCGCCCCAGGCCAGCAGCGCCTCGCGGTAAAGCTGCTGAAAGATGTCCTGCCGGATCAGCTTGTCGAACTCGGTTTGCGTGATGCTGTGGCTACGCAGGATCTGCTCGACGGGCAGGATGTCCATCGCGATCTCGGATGCCAGTGAGACCATCAAACGATGGGACATCCCGCGTGTTTCGATGGCGGTTTCTACAAGCTTGTTGCGCAAATCTGCTTCGATTTGCATCGACGTGGCGGACATCTGGTGCACCTATAGCTTTCCGAACGGTTATCATGTACTAGCTATTCTGGCGAGTGCCGCGCACGCAAATAATCGTAGGGCGTCATCTTGGCCGGCTTACAAGTCAATCGGACATTCGTGCAGTCGATGTCCCCCGCGGAACTCGCGGAGAAGGAAGACCGCGACCGCGACGAGAAATATGGCCAGCCGCTCGATGAGCAAGTGGCTTCTGATCTTGCGAACTACATCAACCGGGTGTGGTACGTGATGCGTGATCACCGCTCGTCGGCGGCCGGGTGGAATCATCGGCTACTGGCGGCGCAGCGTGCGTTCAATCGCGAGTACGACCCGCGCAAGCTCGCCGAGATCCGGGAGTTCTCCGGGTCCGAGGTGTATGCTGGCATCGCGGCTACGAAGTGTCGGGGCGCCACGTCGCTCCTGCGTGAGGTGTACTTGGAGGTGGATCGACCCTGGGGCCTGGACCCGACCCCGGAGCCGTCGCTGCCCCAGTCGATCCAGGAGGCCATCCAGGAGCTGGTGCAGGCCGAGGTGCGCGCCATGGTGGCCCAGGGTGCGGGCATGCCTGACCCCAACACCATCCGTGATCGCCTTCAGGGCCTGGTCAACGAGGCCATCGGCGCCAACAAGCGCAAGGCTCGCGAGCAGGCCGAGCGCGCCGAGGACGCGGTGGACGACTACCTCGTGGAGGGTGGGTTCTACACCGCCCTCGCCGAGTTCCTGAACGACCTCCCGATCTTCCCCTTCGCATGCATCAAGGGGCCGGAGGTGCGCGTCGCCCCACAGATGAAGTGGGTCAAGGGGCCGAACGGTCCCCAGGCGGTGCAGCAGAACAGCGCCAAGATGTTCTGGTCGCGCAAGTCGCCGTTCGACATCTACTGGACGCCGGGCGTGAGCGACATCCGCGACGGTGACGTGATCGAGATCAATCGGTTCACCCGCGCCGACCTCAACGCGCTGATCGGCGTGCCGGGCTACGTCGAGGAGAATATCCGCGGCGTGCTGCGCGACTACGGCACCAGGGGGTGGAAATCGTGGACCGATCCCACCGACAGCGAGCGGGCGCGCGGGGAGAACCGTGAGAGCCCGAGCACGAACAATTCCGGGATCATCGATTGCGTGGAGTTTCACGGCTCGGTCCAAGGCAAGCTGCTCCGGGACTGGGGCTTTGATGAAGACGACGTGCCCGACGAAGATCTGGATTACTTTATCCAGGCGTGGCTGATCGGCCGCTATGTCATCAAGGCGCAGATCCACCCGAGCCCGCGCAAGCGCGCACCATACTTCATCACCTCGTTCGAGAAGGTGCCGGGCACTCCGGTCGGCAACGCGCTGCCCGATATCCTGGGCGACCTCCAGGATGTCGGCAACGCGATCCTGCGCGCCACCGTCAACAACATGTCGATGTCTTCCGGCCCCCAGGTCATGATTAATGATGATCGGATCGAGGGCGGCGGGGACAACGACGACATCTATCCGTGGAAACGCTGGCACTATCGGGACAACCCGATGAATCGCGGCGCGTCTGCCATGCCTCCGGTCGGGTTCTTCCAGCCGCAGGACAACTCGCCCCAGTACTTCGTGAACTACGAGAAGATCTCGCAGATGGCCGACGAGCTGTCGGCCATCCCGCGCTACGTGACGGGCTCCGACCGCATGGGCGGTGCCGGTCGTACCGCGTCGGGTCTGGCGATGCTCATGGGCAACGCCAACAAGATCCTGAAGAACGTCTGTGCCAACATCGACCGCGATGTCATGGAGCCTCTGATCCAGATGCTCTACGACTTCCTGCTGCTCACCGACACGTCCGGTCTGTTCCAGGGCGACGAGACGATCCGTGTCGAGGGCGTCCAGGTCGCGGTGCAGCGTGAGACCAACCGGCAGCGCCAGATGGAACTGTTGCAGGGAACGAACAACCCGACCGACTTCGGCATCATGGGGCCGCTCGGCCGGCGTGCGTTGCTCTACAGCGTGGCCAAGGATGTCGGCCTGCCCGGCGAGGAGATCGTGCCCACGGTCGAGGAGCTTCAGGACCGGCTCACCAAGCAGGCCCAGGCTGCCCAGGCGCAGGCGCAGGCGGCGCAGGCGCAGCAGATCGAGCAGGAGGGCGAGCGCTCGCTACCCGGCCCTGGTGGGGCTCCCCAGGGCGGCACAGCGCCTGTTGGGCCAAACACCGATCTCGGTCAGCCAGAGAGCGCAGCGGTTCGTGGCATGGTGTGAGTTGTTCCGCGGAACAGGGAGGGCGGTATGGCGGGAGCGTGGACACGGAAGGAGGGCAAGAACCCGGCGGGTGGCCTGAACGCCAAGGGTCGCGCGTCGGCCAAGCGTGAGGGGATGAACCTGAAGCCACCGGTCAAGAAGGCCAAGAACGATGCGGAGCGCGGGCGGCAGAAGTCGTTCTGTGCCCGCATGAAAGGCATGCCGGGTCCGATGGAGGACGAGAAGGGCAGGCCGACTCGCAAGGCACTGTCACTCAAGGCATGGAGCTGCAAATGAAGGCTCGTGATCTCGCAGGGCTCGCTGCATCCGTTGGGTTAGCTCTCGGCATTGTCGGAACCGGACTTCTGCCTTCTGCGCGCGCACAGGTGGCGAACACCTGGCAACGTGTGCTCGTCGTGCCATTCCAGCGCGTCGAGAAGACGTTTTCGTTCCCAGTCACGACAACGTCGCAGACGTACATGATCACGCAGCCCGCTGAGGCTGAGAGTTATCGTGGCAACAATGCGTGTGCTGCGGACATCGTGATCTCATCGGTGCCAGCAACGGCACCGGTCACGACTGAGCCCGTCGTGTATAATGGCGAGACGATCCCGAACGTCTTGCGTGTGACCTCGCCGACTGGACAGGTTAATCAGTTCGAGGACACGTTCTATTTCGCGCGCACCGGCCGTGCACTGGCGAGCGTGCCGAATCCGATGCAGGGGTCGACCCGATACGTGTCGATCATGGCGCTGTTCGATCCAGGAGCGCCCTGCCTGTTCCGACTGAACTATGGGGGTGGGAGCTGATGCGTCGGTTTCTGGCACTCGCGCTCTGCGTAGCGCTCGCTGCGGCGCCAGCCCTTGCCGAGGACGAGGGCGCACCAGGCATGGGCCTTACAGGTCCGGCCGGACCTGCCGGTCCCACAGGGGAGAAAGGTGAGCGAGGCGATGCAGGATCACAAGGTGAGCGCGGACCCGCTGGAGATGTGGGGCCAGCAGGTGCTCCGGGTGCAGACGGCCGCCCTGGCGCTGTCGGACCATCTGGTCCTGCTGGGCCTCGTGGCGCAGACGGCGTGGCTGGGCCTGCTGGTCCCGCCGGACCTCAAGGAATTGCCGGCACAGCGGGCGCGGCGGGACCAGCGGGCAAGGACGGCGCGACTGGTTCGAAGGGGGATACCGGAGCCGCTGGCCCGGCAGGGGCTCAAGGTGCTGTAGGCGCGAAGGGAGACAAGGGCGATGTCGGACCCACTGGTCCTAGTGGCCCTTCTGGGCCCGCTGGCAGTCCTGGGCCTGCTGGTGTTGCTGGTTCAGATGGTTCGTTGGGACCGGCGGGTCCTACTGGCGCAAAAGGCGATACTGGGCCCGCCGGCCCGCCGGGACTGAAAGGCGACACGGGTGCCACAGGTGCCACAGGAGCAACCGGCGCGACCGGCGCCAAGGGTGCGCAAGGCGATGTCGGCCCTGCTGGTGCAACTGGCCCGGCTGGACCCACCGGCCCCGCAGGCGCAACCGGTCCGAAAGGCGAAACCGGCACCCAAGGCGCGACCGGGCCAGCCGGGGCCGCCGGCGCAACCGGTCCGCAGGGGCCGCAAGGCGTAGCCGGCGCAACCGGTCCTGCTGGCACCCCGAAACGCATCGAGCGCTACACCGCCGCTGCCAACGCCAGCGGTGTCGCAACGTTCGCGTGGTCTGCCTGCACCAGCGCAGCCGATGTCGATGTCATCACCGGGTGGGTCACGATCAATGGCCTCGTCCAGATGGTGACAGGCGCTGTAGCCACCCAGAGTTTGTCCGGTGCCACGGCCAACGTGAAGGTGTCGCAAGGCACCCTGGCGTTGACCGCGAGCCCGTTCACCACCGCTCCGCAAGGCACGAACCTCACCGTGCGGATGATGTGCAATTAGGAGAGCACGATGAAATCCATGAAGAACAAGTCGAAAGGTGTGCGTGCCGGTATCTCGATCCCGACCGGTGGCAAGGCCCCTGTGGGGCACACCGCCCGCACCGGGGCGCAGGCTCCCGGCGTGACCGGGGTGAAGAAGTCCGGTGGCGACAGCCGGTTCTCGGCCCGGCCCGGTGGCAAGGCCAGCATCGGCAATCAGAAGGTCGGCCCGGCTATGGCTGGTCGCACCCAGCGCGGTGGTGGCAGCGGTAGCTCGACCGGCCCGAAGGGTCGGAAGGGCGCCGGTCAGAACGACGCTGGCAACCCGCTCTAGTGCGGCGTCCTCGCACCACGAAGGTCGTCGCCTCCCGGTCGGTCTCGACCGCGGGGGCGACTTCCGGGTCCAAGCGCAAGGACAAGGATCAGCCCCGCATCAGCTTCGGATCGACCGGCGCCATCGATTACGGCGTCGATAAACCGAAGAAGCCCGCCACGAAGAAGTCTAAGCGATGAGCACAAACACCCAGGTTCACCGAGCGCTGCTAGAGGCAGCCACGAAAATGAAGAAAATAGCCCCACAGGATTGGGGCTATTTTTTACAGGCGTTGTCGGCGTCAGCAGAAATTGACAACGAGAACTTGCTTTCCGCCGAACCGAGCAGCATCTTGCACGCGCAGGGCCGAGCGGTTGCTATGCAGCAGCTCTGCCTTAACTTGGCATCCGCCGAGAGTCAGTTGGAAAAGCTGGCCCACCAAGAAAAGCGTGCTGGTAAACCGAGGGATCAACAATGGCCGTGATCGAGGCAAAGGGTCCAGAATCTCTGGACATGAGTGCGGTGCCCAAGCACCTGCGCGCACGGGCGGCGGCTGCCGACGACGCCCTGAAGAACATGCGTGAGGGTCGGGCACCCGACCAGTCCGCAGAGCAGGCCCAGGAGAGCCAGGAACGCCAGGAGGGCACCGAGCGCCAAGGCGACCAGCGGACGCCGCCACAGACCAGCGCTGAGCCCCCGCGGGGCGAACAGCGTCAGGAGCAGCGCCAGGATGGCAAGCCCGAGGACTGGGAGCAGCGCTACCGTTCGCTCCAGGGTCAATTCGAGCCGCTGCGCGATAGCAACCGCACCCTGCGCCAGGAGAACGACAGCCTGCGCGAGGCTGTCAGCGGCATGGAAGATCGGCTGCGCAGCCTGGAGAGCAACCGTCCCGAGGGTGGGCAACAGGAGCCCAAGGCTTTCGACATCAAGGATGTGCTCTCGGAAGAGGAGCGCAACGACTGGGGCGATGTTGCCGACATCATCGACCGTGCAGTGAAGGCCGCGCAGGCACCGTTGCAGGCCGAGATCAAGCGCTTGACTGGCAAGACCGAGCAGCGCGAGCAGTCCGAGCAGTCCAAGAGCCGCGAGGACATGCACAAGGCACTGGACAAGGACGTGCCGAACTGGGAGGAAATCAACAAAGACCCGGACTTCTACCAGGACTGGCTACTACAGACCGACGAAGCCTCTGGACTTTCGTATTCCAAGTTGTTACAGAACGCCTACAACCGCAACGAAGCCGGGCGTGTAGCGTTCTTCTTCAAGCGGTATCTGTCCGACAAGGGCAGATCCTCGCCAGAGGGCCAGCAGGATCAGGGACAAGGTAGAGCGGCAGCTCCCAAGTCTCTCGACCGTTTTGCGGCGCCGGGCAAGGGCAAGACGGTCGCTGATCCAGGTCGTTCCGGCGACCAGGGAGACGGACGCCGTATCCTACTCTCCGACTATACAAAGTTTCATCACGACAAGGCACTCGGCCGTCTGCGCATGACGACTGCCGAGATCAAGCAGCGCGAAGCTGAACTTGATCAAGCCTACCGCGATGGGACGATCGACCTCAGCAAGTAGTCGCCGGCCCTTAGTTGTTCCGCGGAACAGGAGGTGCCGGTTCAACCCCGGCACCTCTGAGAGGGCACGATGTCGTTTCCGGTCTCCAACACCCCCTATGGTCTGAACGCCGTTTCGCCGAACCCGCCCTATTCCGGGACCTTCATCCCGGAGATCTGGTCGGCGAAACTCCTGGAGAAGTTCTACGCCTCGACCGTGCTCGCTGCGATCAGCAACACGGACTACGAGGGTGAGATCTCCGGGATGGGTGACAAGATCATCATCCGCACCCGTCCGACCCTGACCATCAAGAACTACTCGGCAGATCAGCCGCTGGAGTTCGAGCGTCCGTCCGCGCCCACCGTCAGCCTGCTCATCGACCGCGGCAAGTACTTTGCTGCGATCCTCGATGACGTGATGAAGAAGCAGATGGACATTGATGTCATCGGCATGTGGACCGATGATGCGTCCCAGCAGATGAAGCTCACGGTAGACCGTGACATGCTGCTGTACCTGCTCGGCAAGGCGAGCGTGGACAACCGCGGTGCGGTGGCTGGCGCGATCTCGCACTCGCTCAACCTGGGCGCGACCGGCGCTCCGGTGAACCTCGCCGCCCGCAACCCCGGCGTGGGTGAGGTGGACGTGATCGAGTACATCTGCCGTATGGGGCAGGTGCTGGACGAGCAGAACATCCCGGAGGAGGGCCGCTGGATCGTGGCGCCGTCGTGGTTCGGCTCTTACATCAAGCAGTCGGACCTGCGGAACGCCGGCCTGTCGGGCGACAGTGTGTCCACGCTGCGCAACGGCAAGCTCGGGATGATCGATCGGTTCACGATCTACATCTCGAACCTGCTGCCGACCAGCGCCACCGCCACCGGCCAGCTCGCGGCGGGCGAGTTCCCGGTCTTCGCCGGGCACCGCCACTCCACCACGTTCGCCTCGCAGATCACCGAGATGGAGACCATCCGCTCGGAGAGCACGTTCGGCGATATCGTCCGTGGGCTCAACGTCTACGGTTTCAAGGTGCTGGACGCGACGTGCCTCGTGCAGGGCGTCGTCACCCAGTAATTGTTCCGGGGAACAATGGGGCCGCCATCCTTCGGGGTGGTGGCCCTCGTGCGTAGGGGAGGGTGCCATGGCTCTTGACGCGACCGCCGACTACATCCGCCTCGCCAGGATTAATCTGAACGACGCGCTCGCACCCTACCGCTATGCCGACACCACGATGCTGGAGGGCTTGCAGCAGGGTGTCGATGACATGCGTCGGCTGCGGCCCGACCTGTTCATAGATGATCCCCATGGCACGCTGACCGTGGTCGGCCCCGGCATCGATCTCCAGGTGGTAGACCGTCAGTACCGCTCGGCACTGCTCGATTACCTCGTGGCCTACTGCGAGCTGACTGACGACGAAGCGGCCAACAACGCGCGCTCGACCTCATTTCGCAGCCTGTTTGCCACTAAGCTCTCCGGGGGTAGCGTATGAGCGCGCTGACCGACAACACCTACAGGCTGCTGCGCGCCCAGGTCACCGGTGCCACCGACCGCATCGTGAAGCTCGCACTGTTCGAGACCGTGAGCGAGGTGTGCCGGCTGTCGCTGAACACCGATCCTCCGACCGATCCGGCGTCGGATTTCACGGCCTGGCTCGATGACGATCAGTGGCTGAAGAACCATACCCTGGTGATCGCCGGCACGCTCGCACGCCTTTACGCGATGCCGAAGCGACCCTGGTCTGACATCGATACTGCACGGGTCAACAAGGAGCAGTACGACACGCTGCTGTCTTACGCCCGTGCGGACGCCGCGGAGGCGCCCAGCATCGACCCAAGCGCGCGGTTGCTTGGGTCGATCCGCTCACGTCTGCCGGGGGCCAAGGACAGCCAGACGCGGCTTGCCCTGTTCGACATGCTTCAGGATGCCTGTCAGCGCGGGCGGATCTGGACGGAGGTGGTGCCATTCCGCCTTGTGCCAGGCAAGCAGATGTTCAGCATATCGCAGCCTGGTGCGCGGATCGTCATGCTGATCAATGCCCAGCATCCGACGCTCGGTATGGAAGCGATCCAGTACTCCGAAGAGAAGGTCGCGATCCGCACTGACATCGCGACGCTCGACCCAGCAGACTATCTGTATCTAACGCTGGCTCTCGCACCTTCGCTCGATGTCGATCTGGAAAATCCGCAGATGTGGATGCCGGCTGATATCTTCTCGAGCAAGTACACTTTGCTGCTCCATGGTGTGCTTGGTGCCATGATGTTGCAAACAGCAAAACCCTATAGTAATACGTCACTCGGTCAGTACCACACGCAGATCTACAGCAGAGAACTCAATTCTGCTCCGCTGACGGATCGTGATGGAGGATTACCGACCCGGCAACGTTGGCGATTTCCGAGGTTCGCATGAGCGCAGGTGTCGGTTATCGCCAGAGGGCGATTGAGAGCGCAGCCGCGCTGATCCCCGGATACCTCACGGAATACTCCCGGCTGATCGACAACGGGATGGTGTTCAAGTGGGATGCTTCCGGCCCGTTGGCCGGGATGGATCAGTTCGCCAACGCCCTGCCTGAGTTCACCTACCTGGCGCTCGATGATCAGCCGGTGCGCTCGTACATCAAGCGTAGTCGGCCAGGCGTGCGCCCAGTCATCTGGGACAAAGGTCCGGCCATGCCGGACTTCACGCTTCAGCAGTTCCTGGACAGCGAGGCGGCAGCTACGCAGTCGGCGGCAGCTTCAGCGCTGTCCGCGGTACAGTCACAGACTTTCGCGACCAATTCGGCGCGCTCCGCGACATCCGCTGCGCAGTCCCTGGCGCAGGCGCAGCAAGTCGTCGCTGCCGCAGAGGACCGGGTGATCGCTGCGGGTCGGGAGACCTTGGCCCTCACCCAGCAGGTGCTTAACCAGGCCCGACAGGTCGTCGCACAGGCAGAGAACCGCGTCCTTGCTGCCGCACGGCAGACATTGGACGCCGCGCAGCAGGCTGCACAGTTCGCTTCGTACTCGGAGAACGCAGCTCGTGGTTCTGCTCGGCAGGCGGCGTTCTACGCGGCACAGGCTGTTGCCCTCATCGGTGTGCAGCATCCTGCCCCGACCCAGCAGGCACTCGCGCTGCTTCTGCAATCCGTGATGGCGCTCCTGCCGACCGAAATCCCGTCTGGTAACGGGGTGCCGTGGCTCAACAACGGCGTGTTGTCGTTCACGCCTATGACCGATGCCCAGAAGGCTGCGGCCATCGCGGCAGCGAACAACGTGGATCAGAGCCAGCTCAATCCAGTGTCCGTGATGACCCTGCTCCAGGGCATGGCCGCTGTCGTGCCGACTGATGCCCCCGATAATGCGGGTCAGCCTTGGTACGACAACGGCACCCTCGCATTCACAGCTTGAGGATCGCCATGGATCGCACCGTGCCGGCAGGCGCTGCGCTGCTGCTCAACTTCATCGCTGGGTTTGAAGCGCCGAAGGGCTACGATACTGTCTATGCCAACAAGATGGCACAGATGCCGAAGCCGCTGACCAGCATGACGCTCGACGCGGTGATAGCGGATGGGTCGCGCCGCACGAAGGCGTTTGGTTCGTCCGCCTGCGGGCGCTACCAGTTCATGACTGCGACGCTTCAGGATTTGCGTAAGCAAATGGTACTGATGGGCACGGACCTGTTCACGCCTGATTTCCAGGACCGGCTGGCAATGCAGCTCCTGCTGCGACGCGGCTATGACAAGTTCATGGCCGGCAAGATGACCATCACGGCGTTCGGACTGGCCATCGCCCAGGAGTGGGCCTCGTTCCCGGTGCTGACCGCGTGCAAGGGCGCCACCCGCCAGCTCGTGCGTGGCCAGAGCTACTATGCTGGCGATGGCCTCAACAAGGCGTTGGTGAAGCCCGAGGCCGTCGAGGCGGCACTGCGCAACGCCTTCGCGACCAATACGGTCGAGGTGGCGCTGGGCGGCTCGGTCGCCCCAGCCCCGGTGATCCCGAAGGCGCCTGTCGTGGTCGCACCGCCCGCGCCACCCATCGTGATCGTTCCGGTCACAGTGGACACGCGCAACCTGTGGCAGCGGATGGCGGATCGTCTCCGCGCCGCATTCCCGCCGAACCAGAAGGACGCCTGAGATGGCCAGCGGAGCCGGCAGCTTCATCGGGAGCATCATCGGGGGCGCAGTGACCGGGGGCATCGGCCCGGCCATAGGGGCGGCCATGCCGTCCATCGCAGACACGGCCAAGATCCTCGTTGACCGCCTCGTGCCCGATCCGAACGCCAAGGCTGCGGCCCAGGCCGATGTCGAGCAGGCCCTGGCGGCGCGTGAGATCGCAGTAGTCAACGCGACCATGGAGATCGCCAAGGCGCAGTCCCAGGTCAACCTGGCCGAGGCGACTGGCAACGACCGGTTCTCGGCGCGGTGGCGCCCATCAGTCGGATGGATCTGCGCTGCCGGGTTTGGCTACCAGTTCGTCCTGGCGCCGATCCTGACTTGGGGCACCAATCTCGCTGGCGTGATGATCGGTGCCGCGATCCCGCCGGCACCCACCCTGTCGATCAACGACCTGATGGTGGTCTTGACCGGCATTCTCGGGCTCGGAGCCCTTCGCACCACGGAGCGTGTTCAGGGCGTGCCCGGCGCCCTGCCGCCGGTTAAATAGCACACCGGAACATTTGTTCCGCGGAACAAGCAAGGGCGTGTCGTGGATTCCGTACAAACGTGGCTCACCGTCGTCACATCGTTGTTCGGGCTCAGCGGCACGCTCATCGGTGTGATCTCGTTCATCTACAAGCGCGGGGAGACTGACGCCGCCTCCACGAAGTCGCTGGCTGGCCTCAAGGATGATGTCGGCAAGCTGGAGAAAATGCTTAAGGAAGCGGCGAGCGAGCGACAGGAACAGTTCAAGGAACTGGAGATCAAGCTCGACAAACGCATCCTCGACAGTGACGCGCGGTTCCGTGAAGTCGATCAGAAGATCGCCGCGTTACAGGGTGGGATAAACCTGCTCCGCGACCAGCGTGGCGAGGATCGTCAATACCTTCTTGAACACTATATGAAGGTTGACGATATCGATAAGATCGAAACTCGCGTCCTTCAGAACCAGAAGAGCATAATCGAAGCGGTCCAGAAGCTGGAGACCAAGTTGGACCGTGTGCTCGAACATGGTATTGTGAAGTAGATACCGCACAGGAGTGCTTGACATGTCATCCATCGAAGGCCTGAAAGATCACGAGCACGCACATCTGTCCAAGAAGATGCGTGACAAGCTGGCGGCCGAGCGCGGTGCCGGTCAGAAGGCTGTCGGCATGGCCGAACAGCAGTTGGCCTACAATACCAAGGCCCAGGAAGGCGCCCGCGAGGCGGCTCGTCTGGAGGCCGAGGAGTTGGCCAAGGCCCGCGCCGACGCCCGTCAGGAGACCGCTGACAAGGCTGCCGAGCAGCAGGCTGTCAACGCCAAGGTGAACCTGGAGAAGGAGATCCAGGATGAGCACGAGAACGTCCACGGTCGCCATGCCCCGGTGCACCCCGCGGTCGTCGGCATGGCCGCCGATCTCGTGAAGCAGCGCACCGAGCAGGCCAAGGCCGTGGGCCTGCGCGAGGAGAGCACGTTCATCGGGCACCCGGAGGCGTCCGAGGCGCAGGCCGACGCCTCCCAGGCCAACGCCGAGAATGAAGTGCAGGACCGCGCCAAGGCCGACAACTACGAAGCTGCCGGCACCTATCAGGGTCACACCGACGAAGTGGCTCCGGCTACGCACGACGAGTGGGGCAACCCCATCGGCGATCAGACTGAGGAGGGAGAGCAGGCCGAGGCGTTCGGTGGCGAGCGCCAGACCGAGAACGGTCAGCCGGAGCATGTAGACGAACCGAACGCTGCCGATTTGATGGCCGGTGTCGGCGAGCCCGAGCAGCCCAAGCGCAAGCGCGGCCGTCCGCCGGCCACCCCCCGTGCTGTCGGTGACGGCCCCGTCTCTGAGTAAGTTGTTCCCGGAACAACTCTAGTAAAAGGACCGCGGCGTTGGTCGGCATCCTCATCAAGGACTTTACGGGCTGCACACCTAAACTCGACGTGCGCTCGCTGCCGGACAACGCCGCGGCTAAATCGGTCAACCAGCGCCCGAATACTGGCGGGCTGGAGCCAGTGCGGTACCCCGACCCGGTGAAGGCCGTAGCTGGCACCACCCGGTTCGTGTATCGCATCCCGATACCGGATGCTTATGCGGTCAACCTGACACAAGGGTATTGGTGGGAGTTTACCGACCAAGACACCGATGTTGTTCGGAGTCCCACGGTCAACGATAGCTTTGAGCGGTATTACTACTGCTCCCCGACCACTGGCCTTCGCATGACCACGAAGGCCGACATTATCGCGGGCAATGGTCAGTCGGCCAGCCACGCGATTGGTGTGCCACGGCCTACGCAAACGCCAGTCGTCTCACCCGACACGACCAACGCTCAGCGTGAGCCCGCCGAGGACACCAACGACGACGGTGTTATCGACGGCAACGATGCTCCTGGTGACTTCATCGCGGAAGTCTTGACCAGATCGTATGTCGTCACGTTCATCAACCAGTATGGCGAAGAGAGCGGGCCGAGCCCCGCAGCCGAGGCGACGGCGCCGACCGATGCTGTGTGGAACATCTCGAACATCCCCCAGCCGGTGGTGTTCGACCGCGACTATTCCCCGATCAAGACCGTCCGTATCTACCGAACCGTGACTGCCACAAGTGGCGCCACGGTGTTCAACTTTGTCGTTGACCTACCGATCGGCACCACGTCCTACGCGGACACGCAGGACGACCTTGTTGTCTCCGGAACAACTGAGCTGGATACCACCAACACCGACCCGCCACCGCTCGGGCTGCAAGGGCTCGCGTTGATGCCCAATGGCATCATGGTCGCTTTCAAAGGCAACAACCTCTACATCAGTGACAACTTCAAGCCTTGGTCCTGGCCGGTCGCGTATCAGCTCACGGTGCAGCATTACATCATCGGCCTCGCGGTCATCGGCAACACCTGCATCGTTTGCACGTCGAGCAACCCGTGCTCGCTGACAGGCTCTACGGGGGCAACGATGGCCCTCACCCAGAATGCTGCCCCGTTGCCTTGCTACAGCCGCCAGAGCATCGCTGTGGCTCCTGAGGGGGTGTACTGGGCGTCTTACAGTGGCCTGGTGCTCTACACCCTCTCAGGTGCCAAGATCGTGTCTGACGAAGTGATCGGACGCACCGCCTGGGCAACCCAGTTCAACCCCGAAACCATCGATGCCGTGTTTGCCTATGGCATGTATTTCGGCAGGCAGAAACAGAACGTTCCGGGCAGTGTACCCGTGACTTCCGTTGAGATAGGTTTTGGCATTGGTAACGACTGCACGGTCAATTATGACGACCTTGCTGATACATCCGCATGTGGGCTCGACTTTGCTTCGGGCAAGCCGTGGATCATCAAAGGTGGAATGATCTACGAATGGATGCCTTCGGGAACGCTGTTGAAAACTGTCATCTGGACATCGAAGCAGTTCCAGACACAGAAGCCGCTCAACTTCGGCGCGATCCAAGCATATTATGACACCAGCGTCGAACTTGCAGGTTTGCATGTTCGCGTCTTTGGCAACAACGGTGTGCTCAGATTTGAAGGCGACCTCGCGGATCGACAAGTCCGACGCATGCCGGGTTCATTCAAGGACGATATCTGGCAAGTCGAGATCACCAGCAACACCGTTGTGCATCGGCTTGCGCTCGGGCAAACCATCGATGACCTGAAGAACGTCTGATGGCTGCAACTAAGGACTACACGTTCACCACCGTTCCTGAGGCTGGTGCAGATGTGGATTCACTGTTGCAAACAGTGAATGCGCTGCGGCAGAACGTTCAGACCTTGGTCGGGCAACGGAACACCAGCACGCCGAGCGTCACCGACCAGGTGAAGGCCGCCGGTACGAGTGTGCAGCGTCTGGAAAAGCAGTACACCGAAAACGGTCAGTCCACGGCAAAGATCATTGACGAGGTAAAGGCAAACGCGGACGGGATCAGCGCGAAGGGCAAGCTGAAGTTCATCGCGACTGCTGGACCGCAGGGATACTACGCCGAGTACAAGCTTGCGTTGAAAGCCGGCAATGCAGTCGCCGGCTTTTCTGTGCTGGCAAAGCGAAATGCCGATGGCACGTTCTCGTCTGCCATATCTTTTACCGCCAACCAATTTCAGCTCTACGACCCGACGCTGGACAATGGGCAGGCTGTCGGCCCGACTCAGGTGTTCGCGTATATGGGTGGGGTGTTCCGGTTTAATGTTCCGGTTGAAGTGTTGGGCGAACAGCTTGAAATCGCCGGTGTTACAAATAGTGTTTTGGTTACGGATGATCGAGATAATACTCCGCAACTCGAAGCTCAGATTACGACGCGAAACCATGCGCAAATGGATATTTATGCCCAGTTCGATGGCCAGCCTGACAAAGGATATCCAGTATCGGCCGGTACTAAACTATTAAGTCTTGAGCGGACGAACCCTGATGGCTCTGTAACACTGCTGCGGAACACTCGCGTTCAGTTCTTCACCGTAAGGGCAGATGATGGTGCCCAGATTTATTTTTCACAAACGCATCTGATGTTCAGGGATACACCCAGCCCCGGTGTTAACGTCTACCGCCTGAAGATGATCAACGGTGAACCGCAAGGCCCACTGATCTTGAATGTAATTGAGCGACACCGATGATCCTTGACCGTATCCACATCGGTGACGACCATGCACTCGACGCCGGCCGGCGGATCATGGCCCTGGCCGGCGGTGCCGTGTTCAACCCGGAGGGTGAGCGGTGCATCGCCCGGTTCGTGGACGGCAGTTTCGTCGGTGGTATTGTGTACTCAAATGCCACACAGGCGTCCTTGCAGATGCACGTTGCCGGGGTTCGTCGGGGTTGGCTGAATCGTGATCTGCTTTGGGTTGCGTTCGACTTCCCATTCAACCAGCTCGGCATGCGCAAGGTATTTGCTTCGATCCGCGCATCCAATACCGAAGCTCTGCGTTTCAATGCCAGCCTTGGTTTCAAGGATGAAGCAATACTTAAAGACGTTTTTCCCGAAGGTGACATGGTAATACGGTCGATGTATAAGGCCGATTGCCGTTTCCTTAACATTGTCGCCCGAACAATACGAAGCCGCGGAGTTAGTCATGGGCAAACAGAAAGCACCTGCGGCTCCTAACTATGCGCCGATCATCGCGGCGCAGACGCAGGCTGCTACGTCGGCGCAGAACTTGGCGACCCAGCAGCAGCAGTGGGCCACGGGGCAATATGCTGCCGACCGTGCCAACACCGACAAAGTGGTGGCTACGACGCTTGAACAGCAAGGCGCGCTGAACACCAATGCAGCGGCCGACCGGGCGCGATACGACACGACGTACCAGCCGCTGGAATACGAGTTCATCCAGAACGCGCAGAAGTATTCTGACCCTACGCAGATCAACAGTCGAGCAGCGGCATCGGCTGGCGACGTGTCGCAGCAGTTCGACGTGGCGCGCGCCAATGCCCAACGCCAGCTTGAAGCATATGGTGTGGACCCGACGCAGACGCGCGCTGCTGCTCTCGATCTGGGCACCCGCACTCAGGAGGCCGCCGCTCGGGCCAGCGCCATGAACGTGTCGCGCCGCCAGGATGCCGTCACAGGGCAGCAGATGCTCGGACAGGCGATCCAGCAGGGCAACACCACTGCCAACCGTGGCCTCCAGGAGACCCAGCTCGGGCTCCAGGCCGGTAGCTCTGCGGTCAGCAACGACCTGGCAACCACGGCGTCTGGTGCCAGCACTATGGGGACTGGCACTCAGTTCACCAGCCTTGCCAACGGCTCCCTGGCGGGTGCCGCCAACACGACCAATCAGCAGTACTCAAACAGGCTGGACGAGTACAAAGCCAACCAGGCGTCTAGTTCCGGCCTGGGGAGCATTCTCGGCACCGTAGCCGGTATGGGCCTGAAATCTTACGACAGCGGCGGGCGGATCGGCACGGCCATCGCTGGGCTGTTCGATGAAGGCGGCACGGTGCCGACCGACGACGAGATGCATGCTGGCATCCGGGTCACGCGCGACATGTCGCCCTCCGGTGGCGCTATGACCGACGATGTGCCCGCACGCCTCAACGCGGGTGAGTTCGTGCTGCCCGCTGACACCGTGCGCTGGGTGGGTGAGAAACATCTTCAACAGCTCATCAGGAAGTCCGGTGAGGAGCGCAGCCAGGCCGGTGCGAAGCCCCGGATGCAGGCTCTCCCGATCCAAAGACCCCAGGTCGATACGACCGGCGCTCTCGACGTGATGAGGTAATCGACATGGGCATGGGTCAGGAGCTGAAGGATTTCGTGAACGGGTTCAGCTCGGGCTACAAGCTCGCGACCCCGACCGAAGCTGAGATGAAGCGGCAGGACCGCGACCGCGACGAGGCGAATATCGACAAGGAGGCTGCCGGCTACGCTGGCGGCATTCCCGGTCGTGGTGGCGTGAAGCCCTACACCTACAAGGGTGGTGATGAAGCAGAGGGTGGATCGAAGCCATCCAACAGCGGCTTCAGCAAGCTGCCTGCGTTCGCCACCGATATGGGTGATCTGACCTCGCTCGCGCAGTCGCTGAGCAAGGTGGAGAGCGGTGGTCGTTACGATGCGCTCGGGCCTGTGACCAAGAAGGGCGACCGTGCCTATGGCCGCTACCAAGTTATGGGTGCCAACATCCCGTCGTGGACCAAAGAGCACCTGGGCAAGTCGATGACCCCCCAGGAGTTTCTGAACGACCCGGTGGCCCAGGATAAGGTATTCCAGGGTGAGTTCGGTAAGCAGATCAAGAAGTACGGCAACCCAGCCGATGCGGCGTCGGTCTGGCACTCGGGTCGCCCGCTGGCGACGGCGGCCAAGCTTGGCCTCTCTGACGGCAACATGAAAACAGTAGATTATGCACGTGCCGTCACCGGTGGGGCCGCGCCCCGGATGGCGGTCGCGCCCGCCGCTGTGCAGGGTCGCAATCCCGCAGCACCAGTGATCTCTGCGCCCGCACCTGCCGCAGCACTCGAATTGCCGGCGCCTACCCCTGGTGGTCGCGCGATGTCGATGCCTGGAGACCAGGCAGTGCTTGATGACGAGCAGTACGCCCCCACACAGATGGCGGCGGAAGGCGGCATCATCGCACCTGTGATGCAGATGCCTGCGGATGACGAGGCTTCCGCCCCGCCGCTACCGCCGCGTCGCCCATCCGATGCCGAGCTGCAAGATGTTCCGGGGAACAACTCTGCGCCTGCCGAGCCGGACTACCACCGGTTGCCAGGGCTGCACGAAGCTCTCGACGCCGGCATGTCGTCCATTGCCAGGACGTTTGGCCTCGACGGACAGACCAGCGCCCTGCCGGACGCGCGCAGCGACCGTGCCGCCCAGGTCAGCCGTTACCACGCCAACGAAGGCGCGGCGACGCCCGATGACATCCGCCAGATCGACCAGACCATCGACCCTGACAACCGCCTGGCGTCGGATGCCAAGGCCATCGCGCGCCTCAAGGCGGGCTATGACTACTTCCTGAAGCGCGGTGAGCCCGACAAAGCGAAGAAGTATTCCGAGAGCATACTGCTCTACACCCGCCAGGCTGTGCAGTATGCCGGCGCGTCGGCTGAGCAGAAGCTGAAGTCGGGTGACATTGCCGGTGCAGCTAAGGACATCCAGAGCGCACACAACCAAATCCCGGATGGATCGTCCATGTACGTCGATAAGGTCGGGCCGAACGGCACGGTCGATTATCGCATCGTGGACGAGGATGGCGACCTGACCGAGCGTGGTCAGGCCACGGCCAACCAACTTCTATACCTCGCCACCGGCATGAAGAACGGCAGCGAATGGCTTCAGCAGATGCAGAATGCTCGCGCTGGGTCGCTGACTGCTGCGCAGAAGCTCGCCGAGAAACGCAAGGCCCAGGACGAGAAGTCCTACGGTGCCTACCTCGATGCGGGTGGCGGCAATCAGGACGTGGTGGCCAAACTCTCGCCCGAGGCCCAGGACGCGCTCAAGAAGATGTCCCCGGCCGTGCGTGCCCGCGCCATCCAGGAGCTGGTGCAGCGCGACGCACAGACCCGCGCCCAGACCAGCCAGGAGCAACGTCAGGCCAAGGACGACAGGCGACAGGAGTTCTATCAGCGCCGGGAGGCCGCACAGGACAAGAAGGGCACCGATCAGCAGGAGTATGCCGGTCACGCCGCCGCGGTGGAGAACGCCCGCGACGCGCTCGCCGAGCAGATGCAGGCTGACCCCGACGATACGCCCAAGGTCCAGGCTGCTCAGAAGGCGCTCAACGACGCCATCAGGGCCGGTCGGGATTGGGCTGCCGGCGACACTGGCCGCGCCGCCTACGTGCCCCAGCTTGAGCGGATCGCACGTCCGGCGGGCCGCGGGGCAGGGGGCCGGGCAGGTGGTGGCACCGAGGACGAGCGTAAGGTCGCCGGCCTCGACCAGCAGTTCGTCCGGCTCCAGCGGGCCGTGGATCGGGAGACCGACCCGGAGAAGAAGACCCAGCTCCAGGCGCAGCTCCCGCACCAGCGGGCGGCCATTGAGTTCCAGAAGCGCGACACCGGATTCGATGACGACCTTGGCACGAAGGTCGATCAGGTGGTGCCGAGCATCCTGGGCGTGAAGGAAGGCGCCACGCTGAGCGACGCGCAGCAGACCGATGCGTCGGATTACGGCTCGGCCGTCACTGGCCTGTTGCGGGGCGACAACGCGCTTACCCCGAAGCGGGCTGCCGACATTGCCAAGCTGGCGGTCAAGACCGGCAAGATCGAAGTGCTGGACAACGGTGCCTACAGCATCAACGGGTCCGACCCGGTGTACATGCCGCCCCAGGCCATCGCGGCGCTCGCTCGCATCCGGCAGCGCAACAAGCCAGCGGCTCCTGCGACCACGACCGTGCCGAACCCGATGCGGCAGGATGCCGAGAACCAGTACACGCCGAACGAAATGGATGACATCCGTTCGGCGGCTGATCGGCGCCAGGCTCGGCAGTCGGAAGCACCGGCCCGGCGGACACGGGACAAATCAGCCGAATACCAGAGGCTGAAAGATCAGATGGGCGACGCTATGTATGCCCGTGTCCAAAAGCAGTTCAACAAGTCCGACGACACAGTTCCTCTTGCCATGATGCGTAAGATAGTGAGAGAACAGGGTCGCGGCGCTGCTTTCGGGCGCGATGTAAATACTCCGTAGGATTGCGATGCCCACCACGATCGATCTCGATGCGCTGCCGGTATCCAAGGACTACCGGCAGCCTCTCGACGCTGAGCCCGGAACATCGGTCGGGGATTATGGGAGGGCCGCCGCGGCGGGCGCCTACGGGGTGCTCGGCTCCGCGGCGGCAGGCGCGGACTACGTGCTCGACACGGACGATGATAGCGGGCTGAAGCGTACCCGGAAGTTCGCTGACGAGGGCGCTAAGGCCCAGGTCGAAGCGATGACCCCGGCGGCGCGCGATGCGCTCAACGCCGGGTTTCTGCCCGGTGGTGACAAGTCGATCTGGTCGCCGGACGTATCCATCGCCAACTCGCTCGGGCTGAAGCTGGCCAACGCTTCGCCCTCGCTGCTGGCGAGCATCATCCCCGGTGGTCTGGTGGCGGGTGTCGCCCGCACCGGCCTCACGGCGGGCGCCGCTGCGGCTGCCGGCACCGCCACGTCGGGCGCTGTGAATGCGTCGATGATGGCCGGTCAGGTCTATGACGACATCGAGAAGTCGATCCTCGACGCCAAAGAGGACTACCTTCGGTCGAACTCGGGCGTCTACCGGCAGCTCCGGGACGACGGGTACTCCGACAGCGTGGCCCGCAAGGTGCTGGTGGAAGCGGCTGCTGGCAACAAGCCGCTGCTCGCCGGAGCGGTCGGGGCTATCGCCGAGCAGTTCGGCGCCTCTGCGCTCGCGGCCAAGCGGGCTGTCGGCGAGGCGGGCGAAGGTATCCTGAAGGGCGCCAAGAAGGGCTTGGTCGAGGAAGGCGTCACCGAAGCCGGGCAGAACGCCGTCCAAGAGGGCGTGACCCAGCAGGGCCAGAACGACGCCGGCACGATGCAGGGCTTCGACTGGCGCAAGATCCTGGAGCAGACCGTCCAGGGCGGTGTCGTCGGTGGCTTACTGGGTGGCGCGGTCGGTGGTGTCACGGGCATCGGTGGGCGTGAGGCGACGAGTGCTGCTGGTGAAGATCGGCTGCCAGACACCGCCCCCGCCGAGGCAACCCGTGCCACTGCCATCGATCCGGCCACGGCTGCTGCGGCTGGCGATACTACGGGTGGTCGGGCTCAGCGTTCGCTCGCCGCGGTGGACGATGCCATTGGCGAGCTGGACCGCCTGCGTCAGCCGGCCGTGGACCCGGCCGTCGCGGCTGCGGTCAAGTCCAATGATGTTCCGCGGAACAGTTCCGACTTCATCGCTCAAGACGAGTTCGAGGCGGACCCGGATGCAGAGCCTGGCCAGCCGGCAGCTCCCGCCATCGCCGAGGCACCTCAAGCAGCCCCAGAGCCCGAGCCGGCACCCGTAGCAGTCCAAGAGCCCCAGGAGCCTGCCCAGGCCGCCCCGGAGCAGGCGTTAGCCCCCGAGGCGCTACCTGCCACTGCTCCGAAAACTCCGGCCGCTGGCACCCCCTCCCAGGACACGGCTGGGGCAACCGCAAAACCGCAGGTTGCTTCGACCATCGATCTGGATAGCCTGGAGCCGACTACGCTGCCCCCGGTGCCCGACGAGCCGCGGCCTGCGGTGCTCGACCGACTGGACGCGCAGACGGAAGGTCCGCGCGTCTTGCGGCCGGTGAAGGAAGCCCCGCAGCCGGCTAGCCCTCGTGAGGACAAGCGGATCTCGCGCACCGAGCGTGAGCGGATCGCACGAGGGGAAGGTGATGCCGTCGCCCTGTCCGCAGATCCGGCCGACTGGACCAAGCAGTCCGACCGGGCGCGGTTCAAGAAGCTCGCCGAGGCCGCCGTCAAGGCGAACGGTGGCGAGGCCCCGCAGTGGGCTCGTGACGCCGTGGAGGCGTTCGGTGAGCGCCGGACAGGGCAGGGGCCTGCCGCCGTGGCTGCTCGTGCCAAGCTCCTGGCGGCTCGGCAGGCGCTGCACGACAGCACCCAGAAGCGCACCGAGGAGGGCGTTGCCCGTCGCGAGACCGAGAACGAAGCACGCGACCGCCGGGCGCAGGAGAAGCGTATCCAGGACGGGCACACCGCGCAGCAGCTCGTCAACGACAACCCGATGCCGGCGCTTGCCCTGCGTGGCGCTCCTAAGGCTGTGCGTGCCTACGCAGCTGACCTGGTTGCCAAGGCACGGGCTGCCGGTATCACCAGCACCGCAGGTGCCACGGACGACCCGCACCTCGTGCATCTGAAGTCGGCAGCCGAGGTGGCGCGCGACGGCTCCAGTCAGGATCAGATCCACCAGTTCATCACGGATGACTTTCTGGTTCGACACGGAGCCGGTGACGAAGTTCGTGCCAACCGCAAGATCAATCAGGACGCACTGAAGCGGGGACCGACGTATGATGAGACGCCGCGGTCAGCACAGGACGTTCGCGAAGGAGCCGATGCGTCCGAAGCCTATGAAGCGGAAGGGGCCAACGTCGAGCAAGCAGCAGAAGTTACGGATGCAGGACGCGATGTTGAGGAGCGCGTTCTACCTGCGGAACCTGAGCCTGCACCCGTTCGAGACAGCACAGAGGAAGTTGTTCCCGGAACAACTGGAGCTGTAGTCGCCGGGCAGAACCGAGCCGGGCAGTTCAAGGTTGAGAGCCGCGGCCGGCGCAAGGTTACGCCCCCCACTGAAAAGCCTGCGCCGTTCAAAGTCGCGGCTGGTCTCAAGGCTGTGGCCTACAAGGACGGATATACCCTTCTGCCGGCTGGCGCCCGTTCTTCAGAAGGTGTGAACCGGGCTGGACTGAACTTTGACATCCGGGACAACGGTGTCTTCGTCACGGGCTCATACCTGCACTCCGCAGATCGGGGTAAGGGCTATGGCGTCAGGATGTACGAGCAGCTTGCCAAGATCGCGCAGGAGCGCGGTGTGCCACTGGTCAGCGACTATGACCTCTCCCCGGAAGCCAAGCGGATGTACGACCGTCTGGCAGCCCGTGGGTACGATGTCGAGTACGCGCCAGGCATGCGCGGTCCCGATGAAGATACCGGCTTCACGGGTAAGTATGTTCCCGGCGAGGACGATAGCTTTACCATTCGGGTCAACCCGAAACGCGGAGAGCCCACTCAGGCACAGAAGGAAGCCGGCAACTACCCCATGGAGCATGTCCGTGCTCTGGGCTTCGATGTGTCTATCGAGAATGCCAAGGGCTCAACCCGCTCGGGCACCGACGCGGATGGCCGCGAGTGGTCGGTCAAGATGCCGGCCGACTATGGCTACCTGCGTGGCACCAAGGGCGTCGATGGTGATCACGTCGATGTCTATCTCGGCCCAAAGGCTGCCGAGGACGGCCCGGTCTACATCGTGAACCAGAACAACCTCGACGGCTCGTTCGATGAGCACAAGGCCATGGTCGGCTTCCGTTCGCTTGAGGAAGCAACGCGGACCTACAAGGCCGGCTTCTCGGACGGCAAAGGTGCGCAGCGTATCGGCTCTATCGTGGAGATGGCGCCCGAGCAGTTCCGTGACTGGGCCAAGGGTGGGCCGAAAGGTCCGGCAGTTGTTCCCGGAACAACTGCCCAGCAGACCAGCGCCAAGCCACAGTCGAAGGCTGCCGCAACTCGCGCCGCCATTGCCAAGTCTAAGGCTGATCTCGCTGAGTTCTTCAAACCCGGCGAAGACGTGCCGTCCTATGGTGGTGGCCGTGATCGTGTGATCGCATTCGATCCCGATCAACGCACCGTGCGGGTGCAGGCTCTGAATGACCAGGGCGAGCCCTTCGGTCGGCAGCGTGAGCACTCGACCATGCCGTCCCCGAAGGAGATGGCCCGTGTTCTGGCATCCCGGCAGGTGCCTGCCCTCATGCCGCTGCGGGCCAAGCGCCTGGAGAACGACGCCGAGGCAGAGGCCAACGCTCGCGAGATCGCCAGCCTGCTCGATGACGAGCCCGAGATCCGCGGCACGGGCGAGATGCTGGTATCGTCCCGCTCGGGCGCGCAGACCCCGATCCTGTCCACCGGCCGGCTAGGCGACTACCTGAAGCATCTGAATAACGCCGCCCCCGGTGGTGTGGCCGCGCAGATCAATCCGTTCATCGCCCGCCGCCTGGCGCAGATGATCCCGGATGTGCCGGTCCACATCGTCTCGAAAGATGGCATGCGAGCCATGGTCGAGGATCTTGCCGGCAAGGGTGGGTTCCCCGACGAGGTGATGGGGTACTACGACCCGGCCACGCACCAGATCGTGTTGCGCGAGGACGACATCAGCGAGGCGGCTCTGTCGCACCTGATGATCCACGAGGGTCTGCACGCTGCGTTCATGCAGACTATCGAGCGGGTGCCGGCCGCCAAGCGCCTGATCCGTTCGCTGATGGACGAGGTGCGTGAACACCTGGGCTCTCAGGCCAGCCGCGAATACGGCATGACCAACGAACACGAGTTCGTGTCGGAGGCGATGTCCTCGCGGGACTTCCAGGAGAAGCTTGCCAAGATCCCATCAAGCGCATCCTACGGGCGCCTGCCCATGGGCAACGTCTGGTCGCACTTCGTGGCCGGCGTGCGTAAGTTCCTTGGCCTTACCCCGGTGCAGCCGACCGCCCTTGACGCGGCGCTGCGCATCGGTGCCGTGCTGACCGACCTACGCACGGCCATCGACCAGCCCTCGACGCCGCGCAGCACCCAGGCCCCGGCCGCGCTCGGTGCCCAGGCTATCCGCGAAGGGCTGACCGACCGCGGCGGCGCCACCCGTGGCTTCGTCACCGCTAAGGTGCTGCGCGTGCGCACCATGGACCAGCTCCGGCAGGCCCATGCCAACCTGTTCCCGGCCGGTGGCGGTGCCAGCCACCTCGACAATCTGGTAAAGAAGGTTCAGCGCTGGCAGAACTACGTCACCGAGAAGCGCCGCGCCGCCGACGTGCACGTTCAGGATTACGAGAACCTGAAGCGGGCCAACCCCAAGGTTGCCCAGGAGTTCGCAATCCTGGCCAACGACGTAACCATGGCCAACCTCAACCTGCTGAAGGGCACCCCGACCCTGGAGCAGATGCAGGCGGCCAACAAGCACGTCTACGGCCAGGACCCCAAGAAGTCCGACATCGCCGCGGCTTGGCAGAGCAAGGCTCAGCATGCCGACCTTCAGCGCCGGTTCTCGGCACTTCCGGAGGCGCAGCAGGACCAGTTCATCCGTGCCGCCCGGTACTATCGGGACACCCAGAACGAGAAGGCCCGCGCCTTCGCGGAGGGCATCCTTGATCAGCTCGCCCCGGAGATCACGGGCCAAGCGCGGACCGACCTCGTGACCAAGACGCTCAGCGGCCGGCTCGGCGACGAGGACAAGACGCTGCTGAAGAACAACACCCTGTACGATGCGCTGAAGTCGGCGCCCGAGTTCAAGTCGATCAAGGGCATGTACTTCCCCCTGATGCGCCAGGGCGATTACGTCGTGCGAACCCGCGATGTCATCTCGGACACCATGGGTGGCACCGAGGTGGAGCCCGGCGTGGTCGAGTTCTCCGGCACCGAGAAGGGCGCGCGCCGGGCAGCCGACGCATTTTCCGGCAAGACCGACCTGACCGTGACGCGGATCGCCAAGCGGTACTACGACGCCAAAACCGGCGAGCCGATCAAGGCTGTGGATGCCGACACCGACAGCCGGGTGGCCTACCGGGTGAGCGTGCAGACCAAGGGCCTGCACATGTTCGACAGCCGCACGCGGGCCGAGCAGTTCATCCGTGAGGCTCGACGCGACGGCACCTTCCACGCCGTGGAGGATTGGCAGCACCGTGAGGGCATGGAGCAGCGGGGCGACCTGTCCTACACCCAGCTCTCCAGCCTGGTGCGCAGCGTCGAGGCTCGCGACGACCTCACCCCCGGCCAGCGGCAGATCCTGAAGACGGTCGTCGGGCAGGCGGCCACCCGCATGATGTCCGGCAATCGCATCCAGCACCGGTCGCTGCCGCGCAAGCTCGTGCAGGGTGCCGGCGAAAACTTCTCGCGCAACATGCTGGGCTACGCCACCGCGGAGAGTAACTTTCTCGGCAAGCTCAACTACATGCCGGGCATCCGCAGCGACCTCCAGGCCATGGAGGAGCAGGCCAAAGCCTTCGCTAACGACAAGTCGCAGATCCGCAAGATGGTCTACGACGAGATCGAGGGCCGGGTGAACGCCAACGACATGGGACTCAACCAGCCTTCCGGGTTCGTGCGCGACCTATTCGCGGTCACGATGCTGGGCAAGCTGGCCTCGCCTGCGCACTCGATCATCAACGCGGCGCAGCCGCTGATGACCACCCTGCCTGTCCTGGGCGGCGATCATGGCAACGTCTCGGCGGCGGCCGAGCTGACCGGGGCGTTCCGCGACATCGGCGCCTGGCGGACCTACGGGGAGGGTGTGGCCAACACCTACACCGCCGCCCGGCGCTGGGGCGATACGGCGCTCGACACCACCGACGTGGTGGGCTCGGTGCGGCGCCGGCTCTCCGGTGCCAAGGATGGTGCCGAGCTGGGTCGGATGCTGGAGGATGTGCAGGAGCGTGGGGCACTTGGTGATAGCGCAGCATTCGAGCTTGCCTCTGCAATCGCCGGGGGCAGGGGCGTGGCGGGCACGGCTCTGGCGAAGGCCGACCGGGTGTTCCGGCAGGCTCCTGCCGCTGTGGAGGCCGTCAACCGGGCTGGGACGGCGGTCGCCGCATACCGGCTGGCCCGGCGCAAGGGGAAGACGCCCGAGCAGGCCAGGGACTACGCCTTCGACATCGTGCAGAAGACGCAGTTCGACTACTCGGCGTTCAATGCCCCGCCGTCGTTCTCGAGCCCGGTGCTGCGTCCGTTCCTTCAGTTCAAGAAGTACGGCCAGGCAATGACCGACCTCTACGCCGGGATGCTCTACCAGGCGTTCCGGGGCGAGAGCAAAACGGATCGCCGCACGGCGATGAAGCAGTTCGGCAACTTGGTCGCCGTGCATGCCCTGATGGCGGGCTCGTTCGGCATCCCCGGTCTGGAGCTGATCAAGGTCGGGTTCGTGCTCTCGGCGGCTCTCGGGCTGGGTGGCGCCGGCTGGGCCGATCAGGAGCGGCGCATCCGCCGGGCGTTGGAGGAAAGCATCGGCAAGTCGTGGTCCGACCTGGTGACGGACGGCGCGGTTGGGCGGGCCATCGGTGTGGACCTATCGGGCCGGCTGTCGGCGGCCGACCTTTGGACGTTCGGAGAGCCGCGCAAGTACAAGACCAGCGAGATCTCCCAGTGGGTCGCCGAGCAGTATTTCGGCGCCTCCGGGGGCACCGTGCGCGACTGGCGCGAGGGTGTGCTGGCAGCACAGGATGCCGACTACCTGAAGGCCGCCCAGAAGATCCTGCCGGTCAAGGTGCTCGGCGACACCGCCAAAGCACTCAACGGCTACTTGGACGACAAGATGTCGGCGGGTGAGGCGGCGACCCAGGCGCTGGGCTTCAAGCCTACGCGGATCTCTGACCAGCAGCAGGCGAAGGGCGACATCATCGCGGAGCGGGCTAAGGTCAAGGATAAGCGCGACGAGCTGCGCAACAAGTACCTCAACGCAGGCTCTGCCGGGTCACGAGCGAAGGTTAAAGCCCAGATCACCCAGTACAACCGCACCGCCGAGAAGCGGATGCAGCTCAGCATACCGGGCCTGGATCGGATGCGAGAGAACGATGCTCGGCAGGGGCTTCGCTGAACTTCAATCACCAGAGTTGTTCCCGGAACAACTCTGGTTTCACAGGAGTGAGAGATGACCAACCGCACCCCGGCACAGCTCAAGAAGCATTATGCCGAGTATCAGGGCACGCCAGAGCAGATCAAAAAGCGGGCTCAGCGCAATGCAGCCCGCAAGGAGATGGTGGCGAAGCACGGTAAGGCGAAGCTCACCGGCAAGGACGTGGACCACAAGGTGCCGATCCGCTTGGGCGGCGGGAACGGCAAGAACCTTCGCATTCGCACCGTCAAGGCGAACCGGGGCGATACCCGCTAGTACGGCTTGATCGAGCGCGACAGGCTGTTGAACAGGTTCCTGTCGCTCTCCATCGTCAGGCGCTGGCTCTCGCAAGCCTGCGGGCCGCTGACGGCAAGGCAGTCCTTATAGGCTGCCGACGAAGCCACGTAGGCTTTCTGGGCTTTGATGTCCTCGTTGCACCCGGCCAACAGGGTGCATACCCCGAGCAACGCGACGACACGGATCATCCGGCAACTCCCTGATTGATCCGTGTCATATAGGAGCGTCACGCTTTTGTGGTTGCCGGCACGCCACACTGGTGCAGGTGCCCCGACCCCAATGCTAGTCCCACTTGGCCATCCCGCGCCCCGCAAGGATCACCCATGCGATAAGGCCGGCGAAACATAGGCCACCAACAATTAATACCCATTCTGGCATTCTAGTGCTCCTCTGCCCTCATGCCGCCTCGTACCGGGCTGGCTCCGGGTCACCGGACTGCCCATAGTACTTGCCCCGATATGGCATCTCGGTCGGCTCCGTCAGCTTAGAGAACTTGATCTGGGCTATCGGCATGCCGGCCTTCAACCGAATCGGCCACGGCAAGAACCGCGTGAGTTCGAGCGTGAGCCCACCGCTGAACCCTGGATCGATCAAGGTGTTCTGCACCAGCACGAAGATCCTGGCATTGGAACTCTTGTCCTTGACCTCGGCCATCACGTCGTTGGGGATGTCGAAGGTCTCGATGGTCGAGGCCAGCCGCCCCCAGAACGGCCAGAGCCAGATGTCCTGCTTCAGCCGCACGTCGTAGCTGCACGGCCCCAGTCCGTAGGTCCGACCGTGCGCGACGCCCCGCTCATGGAAGGGCTTGACCATACCGGCTTGCGCCAGTCGGCGGATGGCTTGTGCCGGGAGGATCATGGGGCGTGCTCCGATTGCCTTGCTTTGATCTCGGCTCGCTTGCGGCGGTGCCGCTCACGTTCGCGCTCACGCCATGCTGGGTCTGCCATTCGCCTATAGTGGCGTCGCAGACTCTTTGCTCGACATGCCTCCAGCTCACTCGGCACCAGTAGCTTGCGCACTGTTGCGAGAGAGCGATCCACCGCCTCGGCGATGACTTCCTGGGTGTAGCCATCCGCAGCTAAGCGGATGGCTTTGGCGTGCCAGGGCTGATCTGGCAGCCCGTTCACGAGCCCAGCTTGTCCAGCACGGCCATCTTCGTGGCATCCAGAGTCAGCTCGAACGGCGTCTCGGGCTTCTTCACCCGGTCCCGAGCCAGCGTGGCGTAGCCGGCGATGTCGTGCCAATGGTCGGGCTCCTCCGGGTTGCCGGTCACGATCCGCCCAACCTTGTGCAGGATCATGTCGAGTGCTTCGCGCTTGGTGGCGTCGAGTTTGGCCCAGCCCGGCCGGGCGCGCACGGCATCCTTCAGGGTCTGCATGATGTCGGCGTTGTCCGCGAACTCGCCATGCGTGCCCTGGCGCTGAGCCAGGGTGTCCTTGATGTCCATGCTCATGACTTCACCTGTCCAAACTTTGAGCCCCGCAAGGTTTCCGCAAGCACGCGCAACTGCATGCCGTTTCTCGCGCCTGTACTCGCAAGCTGATCCAGCTCATTCGCCAAGTTGGCGAACTCTTCTGCGGCTGGAATTTGGATCTTGTCGCAGACTTCGGAACCTGGGTTGAACAGCCACTCAACTGTCTTCCCAATCGACTGCGCATATGCAATTTCGCGCTTTGTACTGGACCCGATGTAGCCGCCAGGGTTCACGACGAAGATGCCATCGCTGATGTCAATCTTGCGGAAGTGGAGCTGGTCAAGGTGCTGCTTTTCGGGTGTGGCCTCGTCCCCATCCGATGTCAGATGCCGAGCACCGACTGGATAGTCTGCATGCCCGAAACATCCCAGGCTGATGACTACGCGACCGAGCATGCTGAGGTGCATGTTGGCGAGCGCGAAGGCGTCGGGGAAGCGGGATGACCCACATAGGGTTGTGACAATTGGGCGATTGGTCATGGTGATCCTTTCTGTTCCGCGGAACAACTACGGAAGTGCAGTTGCGAGATTCGTGCTGTCCTCCACATCCCCGAGCGCCTTGCGGAAGTTCGTCCCAGCGTAGTGGAACTCCACAGTCTGGGTCCGCATACCACCCGCGAACCACTTGGTGCCGCTCGTCATGTCGCGCAGCACACCGGTCCTCACGGCGCCGGGGTAGGCGTCGCGCAGGGCCTTCATCAGGGTGAACGCCGGCAGCTCCCGGCGCGTCAGCCAGTCATGGAACACCGGCTGAGAGATAACGTAGATCCGCTCATTCACGGCATGCCGGACATAGATGGCATCGAGGCGGGTGTGGTCGCCCAGAGCCGTGCAGTCCTTGGGGCGACCAGGCCCCTGCGGAATGCTGTCAGTGGTCAGGGTATGCTTGGCCGCCATCTCGCCCAGGAACTGGGCGATGATGCCCTCCAGCACGTCCGGCCGCATGATGTTCACGGTGGCGGCCTCGCGTTGGCTGCGCAGGGTGAGCAGCGTGGCGATCAGGAACTTGGTCAACCCAGCCACGTCGATCTGGGTCAGGCCCAGCTCATTGGCGTACCGGGCGCCCTGGATGCAGCAGGCCATATTGGCGATCCAGAACCGCTCGTCGTTGCGCGCCTTCAGCTTCACGGTCAGCGCATCCTGCACCTTGGCCATCTCGGCGGCGCACCGGGCGTGCTGCGACCCCAGGAACTTCGCGTAGATCAGCCCGGCATGCCCGTAGTTCTCGTGGCATCGGGCGATCAGGCGGGAGACTACGCCGTGGTTCTGCAACGCCCCCGCAGGCGGGTCTGGCACCTCGTACTCGAACACGCGGAGGATGCCGGCATCCGTGGATCGTAGCTTCTTCTGCATGCTGCCGAGCAAGCTGTCGTTAGCCAGCACGATGACCATGGTCTGCCAAGTGCCGGGGTCGCGCTGTGTGCTGTCGGCGTTGAGCCGGGACTTCTCCTTGCCGCCCGAGATCTGGAAGGCCAGCCGCATGAAGGCTTCTTTCTGATCCTCACCCTTCAGCTCGTCCCAGATCAGCGGCAGGGACCGGAGCTGACCGGCCTTGTTGATCACCGAGTTCTGGGTGTCGCTGAGCGAGTTCATCGCCTTCTTCGGATGGCCCCACACGGATTGCGCCACGTCGGCCGTGGTGGACTTCCCGATGCCGGAGCTGATCGAGTAGGCCGACATCACCGAACCGGACTGGCCGGTGAACCGCATCAGCGGGGCACCGAACGACCCAGCAAGGATCGCGTCGAGCGCCGGCCGCCCCTGGCTTGTGATGACCTTGGCGGCTTCCTTCCACGGCTCCACGGAACCGCGCGGGGTGTACTGGTCGGCGATGACCTGGTTGGGGCTGGCAGCGGGCTTGTCGGTGCCGCCGGTCCACACCCGGCCATCGTAGACGAACCCCTCCAGGGTGTCGTTCACGATGGACCAGCCGAACGGCGACGATGAGACCACGGCGTCACGGGTCTGCTGGAGCTGGTGAACCCAGGCCATGAGAAATTCCTGAAGCAGCGGGCCGTACTGCCGGGCCACGATCAGGCCCTGTGCAGCCAGGTGCTTTGCGTACTCCCGCGAGTTGAGGTGGGTGAGTTGGATCGACATGCTGGCATCGAACCCCTGCACGCCGAGCCGGGCCTTGAAGTGCAGCACCCATGGGGTGGTCTGCACCCAGGCGCTGTGCAGGGGGTAGGGGCACACGTCGAACAGCTTTACGGTGTTGTCCTCCTGCACCGTCGCCCGTGCGATCACACCTGTAGGGCGATAAACGTAAGGGCTAGGTAGGGGATGAGGAGCAGCAGGAGCGGCACTGACCGTCCCCGGCCCAGGACCGACCGGAGACGCCGCCGCGCCCGACGAAACGACGCTGACTGGTTGACCGAATGATAGCGGCGACTTGTTGAGGTGGTTGAGCGGACACGTCGCACACGAAGTGCAGCCAGCATTTTGTACCGCGGAACAACTCGGCCAGCCGATGTTGCGGACATCTCGCTCGGCGACCTTGCGGTCATAGAGGGCATCGGTGGTGCCGAGATCATAGCCGGGGTGCCCCTTCGCCATCTCGTGCGCGGCCCACCGGCCGTCGCCCCGAGCGGATTGCGTGAACGTCGCGAGCAGCGTCGTCAGGTTCCACAGCGGCTGCGCGTAGCTCTGCCCGCCCGTGTCGAGGGCGGTGGCCACGAAGCCGCACAGCGGTTTGATGCTGTCGATGTCGATGGGCGGCGCCTGGGGAGCTTGAATGCCGGCCGACAGCTCGGACACAGGCATAGCAGGCTGGCCGGGCAGCGGCTTGGCGGTCGGCAGCCGCACGACCGTGGCGCCCATGTACGGCAGCAGGATGCGCCGGATTTCGTCCAGCGGCACGTCGTTCGGCTGGACTGCCTTGCCCATGACCACGGGGAGCGGCGGGTTGCCCTTGTGGTTCCAGGTCTCCGGCACCCGCAGGAGCCGGGCGCTGTCCACGGTGCAGTTGCTGTCCACCTTCAGGCCGTGGCGGCGGGTAGCCTCGGCCAGCGCGTTGGCGAGCGGCTGCCACTCGGCGCGGGGGAGCACTTTGTCGAGCACCCAGTAGACGTGCGCACCGCCTGTGCCGCTGGCCACCGCCAGCGTGGGGCGCGGCAGGCCGACTTCCGCGATGAACCGGCGCAGCTCACCGAAGGCGGCGGCCGGGGTCGCGTAGCTGTCGGCCTTCACGTCGAGGTCGATGTAGAGGGCCTTGATGCCGGCGACGTTCTCGGTGCCGCGCTTGGCCTCAAGGAAGCTGCGCCCGCCGACCACCTTGGTCTCGGCGAGCTGCTGGGACGACATGCAGGCGTAGATGTCCTGGGCGGTCGCCCGGCCGCCGGTCAGGTAGGTGAGCTGGTCGATTGCCGCGGATGGCGAGGTGAACGCCATGCCGTTGAGGTAGAACTTCTTGTTGCCCTTACCCTCGGGCTTGCTCTGATCGAACTTCCGGTTCGGGACGGTCCAGTGGAGGTTGACGTGCGAGCCCTCGATCCAGGGCACGACGCGCTCCAGATAGATCCTCGCTGCTTCCAGGGCCATCGCGGCAGTCCTCGATACGAACGTGAACGCCGGGGCGGAATGCCCCGGCGTCTGTCACTCACATGCCGCCAAGGGCGTCGAGGTAGTCGTCAATGGACTGCTCGGGAGCCGGTGCGGCCTGGGCTGCGCCAGGGGCCTCCTGGGCGGCCATGGGCTGGGGAGCGGGTGCAGGCGTCGGCTGGGGAGGCGGTGCCGCCTGGTGGGCCTGCGGGGCAGCCTGCTGGGGATGCGGCGCGAACTGCTGCGTCTCCATGGGCTGCATCGGTGCCGGAGTGGGCGCCGGAGCAGGGGTGGGCGCCGGAGCGGGAGCCAGAGTGGGCGCCTGCGGAGCTGCCTGAGGCACCGGGGCCGGCGCAGCCTGGGGGACGGGCTGCGGAGCGGCCTGAGGAACCGGCTGGGGTGCCGGGCCTGGCAACTGCTGCTGAGCACCGGGGGGCGCACCGAACAGCGGTTGCTCGACCTGGGGCGCTGCCGGCGCCAGTGTGGCCTCCGTGGAGTTGAGCACGCGGGCCACACGGTCGTCGGTGCGGTACGCCTCGATCACACCGAACTCGGCATCGCTCAGCGGACGCGCGGGCTTGAAGTTGATCTGCGGGTACGACTCGTCGCCCTCAAAGTAGAGGTAGACCGACACGCCGTAGAACGGGTAGCCGTTGCGCTCCATCAGCCCGGCGAACTTCTGGAGGTTAGCGAGCGAGGCCGGCGGGATGCGCAGCAGCATCGGGCCGCCGTTGCCCTCGTTCTCGATGTCGGGGTACGGCACCACAGCCAACCGCTTGGTGTCCTGGCACGCCTTGCCGCGACCGGTGCCGTTGGCCGAGACCCGCGAGCCGTACTGGTTCCACCTGCAGGTGGCGCACAGATCCGCCTGGCGCTTCGGGCTGGCCAGGTCCGGCTTCACGCCATCGCTCGACGCGCAGTCCGGCGAGGCGTTCGAGCCCTCGGTGTACTGCTGCTCATACCAGGTCTTGGTCAGGTGCGGCGTCGCCGCGATAATCACCACCTCGATGTACGACTGCGCCGTCTCGACCTGGGTCATCGGGTCCTTCTGGGTCAGCGCGACTTCCTCGCCGCCGTGCTTGATCCGCCAGACCTTGCCCTTGTAGCTGATGACGCCGAAGCCGCCGGTGATGCCACCGCCCAGCTCGCTCGGCTGCGGGCCGCGCTGCTGCATGACGGCGAGCGCCCGCTGCGAGAGCGTGAAGCCGGCGGGGAAGAGGGCTGCCGGGTTCGCGCCGGCTACCGTGAGTGCACCGTTTGCCATGATGTTACCTCTGGTGATGTTCCGCGGAACAAGTGAGTCGGGCGATTAAGCCCGGCGGATGTTGACGTAGGTCTCGACCGCGAAGCGGATGCCCGGCACCGGCTCCTTGGTCTCGACCATGCTCTCCTGGATGGCGTTGGCGTTGGCACGCCAATCCACGAGGTGCCACGCCTCGGCGCCGATGATGTGGCGACGGAAGGTGGAAGCATCCTCGATCTTAGCGGATGGCTTGGACTGCCGGTAGGCGGTGCCGACACCCTTGGCCACAGCATTGTCGCTGTTGGAACCGTTGAGGTGATCGAGGAAACCTTGCTCAATCACGTACAGCGCGTCGTTGAAGGGCTTCAGCTCCTCGACGTGGCGCTTCTTGATCTCGTCCTTCTTGTCGCGGATCTTGATGTACCGCTCGATGTAGGCCGAGATGTCGGTGCCGACCTTCGGCACGACCAGGGCAGGCGGGGGAGGAGGCGTGATGATGTTCATGGTGATCCTGGCGAGGGAGGGAAGTCATAGTCCAATACTTGGAATGGATCAAGTCTTGGAAGCGTGTTGTTCAATATATTGAGCTGCGGCGCGTAGAAGCTCTGGCCTGTCCTCCATACTACCCAAGACCATGTTGCAACGACGGCATAGGATTGCCCTAACCTTACCTGTGGTGTGGCAGTGATCCAGATGCCAAGCTTTGTGTTCGGGTTCTCCGCGGCTACAGACCGCGCAACGATGCCCTTGGGCAGCAAGCATGCTTGCATACTCTTCCAGGGTAATGCCGTGCTTCGTCTTGAAGTACGACCGCTTGTTGCGAAGCGCCACGATCTCGGGTTTTGTTTCCCGTTCAAGCCATGCGGATTCACGCTTAGACGCGCGCACAGCGGCTCTATGCCTGCGCCGATAGTTCGCGGATCGCTCTGCGGGGGTAAGGCTCACAGCGTGCCATCCGCGAACATAGCCAGCACCCCGTCCTGCATCTGTTGCTTGTTCCGCAATCTGTTGTAGCTGGCAGCCTCTGCCTTAGTGCCTTCGTAGAGCAGCACGAGCTGCCGGTGCCGCTGACCGACACGCCGGATGCGACCGTTGGCTTGGTCAAAGGTTTCATGACTGTCTATGGGGCCAAACCAGATGATCGTATCAGCGGCCGTAAGTGTAACTCCATGGCTCATCGTTTTTGGGTGTGCAACAATTACCTTGTACTTGTCGGTGTTCTGAAACAGACCGAAAATCTTGTCGCGCTCGGCGCTCGGTGTAGATCCGTCAACGCTGGCATGATCGATCTTATTCTTGGTCAGGTGCTCGCTTATACCACGCAGGGCATGAGTGAACGGTGCGAACACGATGACCTTACGGCTGCTCTCGCCGATGTCCTGCACGAGTTGTTCTAAGCGCTCCTCGTTATCGAGGGCGATGACGTGCCGCTCGGTGGCACCTTCTTCCTTGGCGTAGACGTAGCCGATGGAGACCTGGAGCATCTTGTTGAGCACAGCGCCGGCATTGGCCGCCGTGATCTCCCCGGTGCCGACCTGGGCACAAGCTTCCTTGCGCAACGCCTCGTAGGTCTCGGTCTGCTTCTTACCCATACCGATCTTGACCGGCTGCACCACGACATCCGGCAGCTCGGTGACATCCTCCAGGGTGAACCGCACCGCCGGCTGCATGGCGCGCAGCACGGTGTCCTTGGCGTCGGGGCGGGCGACGTACTTGAACTGGCTGATCTTGGTCATGGTCATGTCGCGGAAGTGCGAGAACCGCCGCGGCACGCTGTCGGGGGTGAGCACCATGCACTGCCCGTAGGCGTCCACAGGGCTCTCCGGGGTCGGGCTGCCGGTCATGCCCCAGGCGAACGGCTTGGTCGCCACGATCTTGCGCACTGCCTTGTTGAGGGTGGTGTTGAACGTGCGAAACGCAGTCAGCTCATCAATGAGCATGACATCAATGTCGGTGCGGGCGATCAGCTCGTCCAGCACGACGGTCAGACCGTGGTGGTTGATGATGTAGATGTCGTGGTCCTGGGCCAGCAGCTTCTGGCGCTTCTTGCGGTCGCCGTGCAGCACGACGTGGGAGAGGTGCGGCACCATCTCAAACACGCTGCGGCCCCAGGTGAAGTGCAGGGTCGAGAGCGGGGCCACCACAAGCAGCTTCTTCGCGAGCCCGGCCTTCTTCAGGTAGTCGAACGCCCAGAGGCCGCAGCGGGTCTTGCCGGTGCCTTTGTCGTTGAGCACGTAGCCACGCTGGTTGGTGGTCAGCATAGCCACCGTCTTGCGCTGCGCCTCGAACGGCGGCTGCCCAGGGGGGTGTGGCCAGTCGTAGTGGTGCAGGACCGGGGCCGGCACCTCGAACCCCATAGCCCGCAGCAGGCGCGTATCCTTGAATGTGTGCGGGATCAGCGCGGACTTACCGTGGAAGTCTACGACCTTGGCGGATGGGAACTGCGCCAGGACCGCCGGGATAGCCGGGACGGCAAGTACCTTATGCTTCTGGGCTACGTGGATCATTGGTCAATCCTGAGATACCGCGCTCTGATCTTGCTGCCGGCGATGTTCTTGGCGTTCTGAGACTTGGTGGCCCAGCGAAGGTTCTTGCGGCGGCAGTCGAGCGTCTTGCCGTTCTTGTGGTCGCCGATCATGCCGGGGCGGCGCGGGTAGCCCTTCCAGCGGACCAGTATTTCCCGGTGGAGAAACCGAGTCTCACCGCCTGCACAGTTGCGAGCATAGATGTGGTCGGGGTTCTGAATGGCATAGACGCCATTCGCGACCGGCAACATCTTCCCCGAACCGTAGGTGTGGCACCACTTCAGATGCCGTGCCCACTCGTAGTCCTGCCGATCCACGATGGCGTAGCAATCGATCCGATCAGACAGGTGGATGAAGCACGCGTCGTCCAACAGCTCGGGGTCGAAGGTGTTGGGGTCGAACGGATCTGCAAGCAGCTTCGGATCGACGTGGATCATTCATTGTTCCTTGGAACAACTTTAATCGAGGTACAGCCATTGGAGTTCGCGTCAAGGAACTTCTTGAGTTGCGTGAAGCCGTACTGGTCATCGCCGGCCACTACGAACACGGCACCGCCCGCGGCCAGGATGTCGTTCATCAGACCCTCCTGGCGCTTGGTCGGTTCCTTGTTGGGTGCCTTGGTCTCCACTGCAAAGAACAGGCCGTTGATACAGCAGATGAAGTCCAGGGTAGATTTACCGTATCCGCCCGGCACCGGCATGTCGTAGAAGATATGCGGGTATTGGGTGAATAGATCCTTGACCTTCTTCTTGACCTTGCCTTCGGGCGTCATGCTCACCTCACCAATGCGAATTTTGCCAAGATCAGATCCGCGTCGATGTGAGTGTTCCACATCGGCACATTGACCGCGATCAGATGTTCAGGTGCCGGCTTTCCAGCGGTGCGTGCCTTCAGGCCCTCATCCACCAGCGAGTACCAGAACATCAGCCGGCGGCTGGCTATCTCCGGCATGATCATCATTTCCACGCGGACGATGATCACGTTCTGCGGGATGAACTTCTGGAGTACATCGCATAGCGCGGCGCAGAATTTCTGGTCGCCGAAGTTATCGACCGCGAACCCAGCCATCGCTAATCCTTCGGATTGTGCTCGCACGACTTCACAGGGCACCATCCGCAAAGCCCCGAAGGCCGCGGAGGGAAGTTGCTGGTCTGAACATCCTTGGTGTAGCGCGCGACTTCCGGCAGGATCTTCGTCCAAAACTCGGACATCTGATCACGGGTCACGTCGAGAGTGGTCGTCGCGTCCGGCTTGAGCCAGACGTAACAGGTGCGAACCTTCTGCACCTGGGGGTAGTGTGCGAAGATCATCGCGGCCGAGATCACGAGCTGGTCACTCTCGCGGTCGCTGACCTTGCCGGTCTTCCAGTCGTACAGGAGGGCCGCCGGCCCCAGGATTTTAGCCACGTCGATCTTGGCGCGCAGCCAGACCATCTTGGTCCTGTCCATCCACTCGGCCGGCTGGAAGTCATCAGTCATGGCGAGCTGCTGTTCCGGCAGCAGGAGCCCACCGGTTCGCTTCATCCACGCCTCGGCGTTGGCGTCGCCCTGGAGCACCTTCCCGGCCGCACCCTCAAGGTTCATCTGGAGGGTGGACTGGAGGTGTGCCGGGATAGGTGTTCCGCGGAACAATCGGTGTTCCATGGCTTCGTGGACGGCATTGCCGAACTGGATGTGTTCGTTCTCCCCGCCCTCGGACCACTTCTTGGCCAGATCGACTTCCGCGTGCCGGCGGGCACAATCGCGCCAGTTCTTGAGCTTGCTGTAGCTCCAGGCGACGTAGCGGGGGCGGTGTCGTGTGGTGGTCGCGGTGAAGGCCATCAGTTGCTCACAGCTCATAGGGCGGTACCCGAAGACAACGCCCGAGTATTACGTAATAGATCTATTCTTGACCGTCAAGTCTTTGGCGGATTTGCTTCAATTCTCTGCGAAGCCGCACGATCTCCATGTGGTGGACCCAGTTGCCGACCATCAGGCATGCGATGCAGACGGTGATATATGCGATCATTTTCGCCTCACAGATGCGAGTAGCAGCGTCCCTTGAAAATATCGCAGACCATCTGCTCGGAGATGCCGTACTTCGCAGCAACGATCCGCCCGAGCACTTTACGCTCGCGCAGTTCACGAATGTCACGGATCGCCCAGGCGTCTAGATGGTCGCCGTTGTGAACGGCATCAACTGCGTTCTGGCTGGGCGTACCCCAGTACAGGTTCGACAGACGGTTGTTCCGTGTGTTGTCGCTTTTATGGAGACCCTGCATACCGTCTTGTCTCGGACCCACAAATGCTTCCAAGACGAGAACATGGACTTTGGCGTCCCTACGATGGCCTTGATTGCAAAGGCTAACAGTCGCGTATTGTTTGCGACGACATCCAGTCCACATAGGCTTGAGCGGCTTACGAGAACCAACTCTACGCACGAGCCCGGCCCTGCTTACTTCGTAAGGCCAACCCTCAATTTTGCGCCAAGAAGCCATTTACTTAGCCTGCCCATATGACAGCCCAACACCAGCCTCGGCCGCCAGGGGCAGCGTAGGCCCCCAGAACGGGCGTTCGTGCATGATGGCCAGCAGGGTGTCCCGGAAGTCCTTGGCGAACCCTGTGGGCTCCCCAGCGCTGTTGACGCCGCCCGGCACCACGTAGACCAGCTCGTCGTGCGCCTGGAGCGCCAGATCCACACCCGTCCGCATGCGCACCTTCAGCATCGCCTCGGTGTTGCAGCACCTGGCCAGGTGCTGGACGATGTTCTCGTAGAGCTTGCCGCCGAACAGGCGCTTGTGCATGCGGCCGGAACGGAACTTCCACTCCAGGCCCTTGTCACCCGGCACCTGCTCCAGCTCGGGATAGAACAGCGGCAAGCCGGTGGGGCCGATGATCTCGCGATCCCCGAATGTCATCGGGCCGAACTGGAACCCGCTGTTGCCACCCTGAAGCAGGGGGATGTTCTGCTGGAGGGTGCGCCACGCTTTGGGCACGGCGGGCGCCATGCCGTGCCGGTAGCCGTTGACGATGGCCTTGCTCTCGTCCTCGGTCAGGATGATCTCGATCTTGAGCTGAAGCCGGCTGTCCTTGCGGACCTGGATCATGTAGCGGAGCCAGCCCATGCCGAAGCCCAGGCCCAGGATTGCCTGTTTGCCGACGAACCGCTCCGGCTTGTCGCTCTTGGTAATCGTGCGGTGGTAGATGTGATCCGTGGCAAACAGCGAGTACACATCGTCGCCGCGCTCGAACGCATCGACCAGCGCGGATTGCTCGTTGCGGATGATAGCGGCGAGCCACGCCGCGATGCGCGCTTCGATCTGTGAGGCGTCACAGGTCACGACAACGTAGCCGGCTGGCACCTCCAGGCTGTCGCGGAGCCTGCCACCGCGGGTCAGGTTCTGGCAGTTCAGCTTCCAGTCGCCAGACAGGCGGTGGGTGTGGGCACCGCTGTACTTCAGAGGCACCGGCATGCTGCACGGCGTTTGCCGTCCCTGCCAATCCAAGCGGGAGATGTTGATGAACCGCTCGGTGCGGCTCTCCTCGATGGTGGACTTCACGCCGACGCGGGCGGCTGCCAGCGTCTGCACCATCGGGTCTTCGTGCTCCAATAACTCCGCGAACCCCTGATCCGCCTTCGCAAAGGCGTAGGTGGGCTTGCCGGTGGTGAGGCTGATCTTCATCGGGGGCTCCACCCCCAGCTCGCGCAGCAGATCCGCGAACTTGTCGTTGGACATCAGGGCAGGGGCCTTGCCCCATTCGTCCACCTCGACGCCAGCCGTTGCCAGGAGTTGCGCCTTGTCGGCACGCACCTGGGCCAAGTGTTCGTGCAAGATCTCCTCGTTAAGCACGAAGTGCGGTTTCACGGCGCAGCGCAGCACCGTGTCCTTCACGAGGTATTCCTGCCGGGGGAACAGAGGGGCGAGCCGCTGATAGATGCCATCGCACAGCACGGCGTCGTTGAGGGAATACTGGGAGTAGCGTTGGTAGAGCCCGGCAGCCTTGATGTCGGCCAAGGTCATGCCGTCCACGCGCATGACCGTGTCGCCTTTCTGGCCGAGCCCCAGGTGCTCTGAGATCTTGGCGAGCGACACGAACCCGACCTTGGGTGCCAGCAGCGCCTGGGACATGCCCATGGTGTCCACCATCAGGTCGGGCACGAATCCGAACCGCCAGGCCAGCAGTGACATGTCAAACAGGGCATTGTGCGAGAGCATGACGATCTTCTCGCCGAGCGCCCGGCGCTCGTTCAGGCGGGCAAGGAACGCCTTGAACTCCAAGCCGCCCTCGACCCAGTATGGATCGTGGAAGTTCGAGCCGCGGCCCTTGTCGATTACGGCACAGCCGATCAGCTCAAAGCGTTCGTCAAGTATGTATTCGACCGGCGTCATCTTCTTGAGCGTGTATCCGAGCTTAGTCGAATAGAAGCTTTCAAAGTCGAGCACGATGTAGTTGGTGAACGTCACTTGACGGCCCGCCTCTATTGCATTAACTATTCGCTCGGCCCTGGCGGGGGCCGCTCATGGTGATCCTCGGTGAGGGAGCCCGGTACACTTTAATCGGTGTGCCGGGCTTCTTTTTTGTTCCGCGGAACAATCTGCTTCAGGTTGAAGTCGTGCATGATAGCGGAAGCATCGTCATGCCGCCGCACCACCGCCTCCAGGTAGGCGTCGAACACCCGGTTGCAGAACTCCAGAGCGTAGTCGATCTGGATCACACCATCCCGCAGGCCCTGATCGAACGCCAGGGTCAGCGGGTGCAGCATCGCGTCGGTGACAGGCTTCATAGCGCGGCGCTCATGTATCGGTAGAAGATGCAGAGAATGAGGAAGACTCGCATGGTTCCTTGTCGGCAAGCCAACAGGCTAGTTCTAGTGTTGTCTTAAACCTCCCTACGTCGTCCATGGCGGCTCTGAACCACGCAACATATCTGCATCCCCAAAAGTGTCCTCCGTCCTGCTCATAGTCGTACACTTCATATTTACTTGTTCCATCAGATACAGTGAGAACTGGATAGCCACATTCCCATTCCGGGTTCCATTGCGCATCCGCCAACCGCATCACTCGGCCTGCACCGGCACGTGGACGACTTCGCCGAACGGATACTTGACCCGACCATCCGTGGTGCTGCCCCAGATCACCTGGTAGGGCGGCGGCGCCTCCGGAAACCTGCCGTATCCGTCTGTCAGGTAGATCAGCGCCTCGGGCTCCTCACCCAGCTCGGCCAGCCCGTCGAACACCGGGCGGAAGTCGGTGCCGCCCCGGCCCTTGGCGCCGGCCTTGTGCACCCGCTCGATGTCGGCGTAGCAGGTGATCTCTTCCCAGCCGTGCACCCGCGTGTCGCACCAGGCGAACAGGATGCGCTCGGGCTCCATCTCCTCCAGGACACCGGAGACCTGGTTCATGAACGCCGTCACGGTCGGATCGTTGACTGACCCGGAGCTGTCGCCGACCAGCACGAGCAGCCGGCACTTGAAGCCGCGCCGGCCGGGGGCGAACACCGGATCGTCGCGGGTGATCATCCGCCTGTCCGGCATCCGCCAGTCGTATCCGCCCGTGCCCACGGCACGGTCGAGCATGGAGCGAATGATGTCGCGGTAGCTGGTCTGCGTGGTCTGAAGGACACCCAGCGCGGTCTTCAGGTTCTGCGATAGCTTCCCCTGCGCGTCAGCAGCCTCCAGGGCGGCCTGGATCTCAGCCTGCCACCGTTCCTCGTCGCGCTGGTCCATCGCCTGCTGGGGCTGCTCAGCGGTGCCGGCGCCGGGCGGCAGATGCTGGTCGAACCCAGGCTTGGGGGCGCCCTGGCCAGGGCCTTGGCCGGACTGCGGATCGTCCTGCTTGTCGTCGCTCTCCTGGTCCTCGTACATGCCCCGGTAGATGTCGAGCACGGACATCTTGGTGCTGTACTTGTCGGCATCCTGGAGACCTTCGATGGTCTCGGGCGGCGAGGTGCCGATGCCGCTCTCGATCAGCATCTTGTCGATGAAGGTGTCGGCGGCCCGGCCGAACAGGTTGAAGTCGAACGGCAGTTCCTTACCGTCCTGGAATCGGATTTTGCCGGTGCGGGCCAGCTCGGTCGCCAGCCCCGAGTGCCGGAACATCGCGTGGCTGATCTCGTGGGCGGTGATGAACACCCGGTCGCCCAGCGGGCGGTTCAAGAACCCCTCGGGGTTCACGATGATGCGGCTGTCGTCGGTGGCCGCAGTCGGCACGTCTCGGGTCCAGACGGCTTGGTCGCCGTCCGCGCCGGTCATCATGGAGTACATGATGTGCGAGAACATCGGCGCCTGGTAGAGCAGGGCGGTGCGCGTCTCGGCCCAGGCTTCACGTTGCTTGGGTGTGAGGCTCGTCGCTGGAATTAAATTGAGCTTCATTGGCGGGTTCCTTGTCAGCAAGCCAGCAGGAAAATTCTAAATCAGTTAAGTCTTTAAGAACAACCGTAAGCCTTGTGTAAATAGAATATGAAAAATTACCCTTCCATTGCCTGATGCGAAAAGTATACCTTGAAGTCTTTACGTAACCGACTTTGCTTAGTCTGGCATCGCTCCACTCCACATCTGCCAACCGCATCACCCATCCCCGACATCGATATGCGTGGTGCCCCGGCGAGAGCTGATGTGCCGGAGCTTGATGTCGTAGCCCTCCGGCAGCGCCATCCCGAGCTGTACGTTGAGCCCAGTGCAGACCCGCTGCATGATCTCAGCGACGGCACGCCGTTGGTCGGGGGTGAACCCCCCGTTCATCGTGTACAGCTCCAGCACGAACTGGGATGTGCTGGAGGTATCCTTGGCGAGGTTGTCGATGTCGTTTTGGTTCATGAGCCCTCAGCGAGTATTCGTTTGGCGTGGCGAGCGTCGTGGCTCAGACTGAGCTTGAGAAAGTCCTGAGTGCCTTTGCAGTACACACCAGGAGCTGCCCCACAATCGGGGCAGCCATATTGCAGGGTACGGAAGTTGAGATAGACATTGACCATGTCTTCCGAACCATAGCTTGGCTTCGGTACAGGTGGCATGCCGCCCATTCACGAGCCCTCCGCAAGTATCCGCTTTGCGTGGCGGGCAGGGTGAATACGGTTGCGCTTCTTACGACGAGCAGGCTTACCGTTGTTCGTCGTATCGGTTCGGCAGCGAATGCCTGGGTCGGCACCGCATGCTGGACACCTGTATTTCAAAGCGTCCAGCTCTTTGATCACAGCCATGATTGTTGCCATTGTTGTTCCCGGAACAACTAGCGCTTGGCACGCAGCTTGGAGATCGTGACCATCAGCGTGCCGTTACGCTGGCACCACCCATCCATCGCCGACGTGTTCAAGATGTTGCGGTCTCGGTTGCATGCGGCGTCCGCGAACAGCACCGAGAACTCCTGCGGGAACCGGTCGAGGTAGGCGACCATCTGGCCGATGTTGCCGACATCGACACGGGCGGCCAGCGAGTACGCCACCAGCATCTGGGCGTCGGCCCGCACCGGCACCGGGGTGCCCAGCGGATCGGCCAGGATGTCGGCGAGCGAGGGCAGCTCGTACTCCAGGCGAATGAAGCTCATAAGCTGCGCCGCCGCTGCCGAGCCGATGTAACCCTGTGCATCCTGCTGTGCAGCGTTGTCGTGGGGGAGCTTGCCGGCATGCTCACCGGTCTTCTCCGCGAACTGCATCAGGTGGTTGATGCACATCACGAACGAGCGCGGCGTCGGCCACGGTCCTTGCACCTCCGGGGCGTCGGCGGTGATGATGTGCCAGTTGCTCTCGGCGAAGGCCAAGGCCAGCGGCGGCATACCGACCGCCATCGCCCACGCCTTCCAGCTCTCCAGATCGTCCTCGATCTTGATCTCGCAGCGGCGGTTGATCAGGTGGTCGAGGTCACGGGTCGAGCCCGAACGATCCGAGCGGAGGTTGCCCGCCATCCACACGACCCAGCCCGGCGGCAGGGTGTGCGGCCCGCAGCGGCCGGTGAGCGCCATCTCGCCGATGATCTTTTTGATGTCGGGGTCGGCCTTGTCCTCTTCGTCCAGGAACAGGACACCACCGTCGTAGTCTTCCAGCGGCAGACCTTCGCTGGTGTACCACCAGAACGGCCGGGTGAAGAACGAGGCGGCGTTGCCCTTGGCATCCTTCGACGGGATCAGGTAGCCCACGGTGTCGGCCGGGGTGAGCGTCGGGCAGGAGATGTAGCTGTAGCCCATCCGCTTGCCGAGCGCCGCGCCGATGATAGCGGGAGCGCTCTCGATCACCGTGGTCTTGCCCCGACCGGGCTTCGACCGCAGCGTCATGCAGTTGCCAGCATTGTAGTACCCGACGAAACGGTCGGCGAAAGTATTCAGCTTCATGTGATCCTCGGTCTTGGCGGATTTAATTAAAAATGAACCGTGAACGGCGATCTGCTGTATGCCAGCAATACTGCCGCGATTATTCCAAGCAGGACCATTAACCCTGCCCAAGCCTCATTCGACATCAACCTTCCTTTCGGCCAGGCAGATGCCAGAAGCAGTTGCCGGCATCGAAACCTTTGCTCGCGTCGTGTCTGCGGAGGCAGTGACCTTCCGGGCACTCGCCCATGTCGGTCACGAACTCCGCGAACTCATCCCAGCGCGGATCGTGCTTGAGCCCGGCACCGCCGACCGTGGCGTAACCCCTGCGATTGGGGTTGTGCACGACGGCGCGGATGTAGGCCCACGCCCGATAGGTCGCCGTGTTCCGCAGCCCATGCTCGGGGGGCCGTCCACGCTGCATGGTGCTCACTCGTCGTCTTCTTCGATGTCGTCGCCCGTGCCGATGCCCAGGTAGCCGCGCAGGGCCTCGACCAAGGCGCGAGCCTCGGTCAGCATCCTGTGGCGCACCGACGCCTCCTGGCGCAGATCCTTGATGTCGATGCGGGCGAACTCGGCCATGGCGGCGAACCGCTCGATGTTGCGGTCCTGCTGGACGTTGGCCGCCCGCAGCACGCGGGCCTTGTGGGCGACGGAGAGGTTCACACTCTCGCGGACCAGCATGCGCTCGCCCTTGAGCGGATTGGCGATGTAGCCGTGGTAGGCCGTCCACCGATCCAGGGATCGCGAAGCGGCGCTGTGCAGGCCGAGCAGCAGCTCCTCCATGCCAGCCTCGTAATCGCGCACGGCGCCGTCCACGAGCAGGCGGGTGAAGCCATGGCGGAAGCGGTCGGGCAGCGCCTCGAACGGCTCGGCCGCGGGCACCGGCTCGTAGCGGATGCCGATGGAGAACTCGCTGGCGGCGTCGGGGGCGATGCCGGCAAGCTGTTGCTTGAGCCCAGCGAGCCCCTTGCCAGCGGTCTCCACCAGGTCCGGCACCATGAACATCGGCACCGCCCGGCGCCTGCCGAATGCGATGGAGTTGTCGTGGAAGGCGCCTACGATCTCGCCGTGCAAGTTGGTCAGCGCCTTGCGCTGCTCCTTCGACAGCCCGTCGCACTTGAGGCGGTTGGTGTCGCGGTGGGTCAGGGTGATCAGGACGAAGCTGCGCCGCAGCTCGTCCAGCAGTTCCATCCGTTCCATGTCAGGCGGCCTCTCGGGTAATCTGTTCCGGGGAACAACTGTTCTGCGACAGGAGCTGCGCCAGCGCCTCGGTGCTCCTGACCCAGTAGGTCATGGTGCGGGCGTCGCCCTGCGCGTCGATGCAGGGGAACTCGCACACCTGGATCAGCGGGTTGTCCAGCCGATCCTGGTAGAGGTCGAACACCCGGTCGCCCTTGCCGTACAGCGTAGCGGCCTGGCCCATACCGGATCGCTTCCAGGGGATGTCGGTGATGCGCATGGCCTGGTCCTCGGAACAACTAACTAGGGGTATTACGTAATACAGTCAAGGACCAGACTAGAACTCACCCCATTCGTTGAAAAACACTTGGCACTTGTCCTGAAGCCAGCATTTGAACGCCAGTTCGCCGGCATCTACTACGCGGCCAACATCCGGCGCCGTGAACGCGTAGGTGCCCTTTGCCGGCCAGTACGCTGCACTCACAGTCCGCCCTAACCGGTGGCTGCCATCTTCTGACAACGTGTCGAACCGCGCTGTCCAGAGTTCAGCATGTTGCCCTTGCGGGGCGCTTTTACGCCATTGCACCTCATCGGGCCGCATCACCCCCTCCGCTTGAACAGACGGGCCAGGAACCCCAGACGCTGCGCAGGGCGGCCCGTGGGCGGCGCCAGCCGCGCCAGAGCCAGGGAAGCCGCCGCTTCGTCCTCACGCCGCTGGACGGCCTTCTCTCGCGCCAGGAGGGCACGCTCGCGTTCGGCCAGTTCGTCAGCCCAGGTGCCCAGGTCGCCGCGCGCCTGGGTCAGCCCGGCGTGGATCTTCTCGATGGCCGCCACGAAGGCGCTGGGGGCAGGGGCGTCGGTGGTGATCGGCATGCCGAGCGAGCGAGCCAGGCGCCGGGTCAGCGCCAGGGTGTCGTCGGCCAGGCTGATGATAGCGGGCTCGGGCTGGTCTTGAGGCTCCGGGGCAGGGGCGCTCACCACCGGGGCCAGCACGACGCTGGGCTGCGCGGGAGAGGGGGCCTTGCCCTTGCGCTTGACGGGCTGCGCGGATGGCTGGGGTGCGGTGAAGGGCTCGGCGCCCAGATCGAGCAGATCGTCCAGGCTGGCGTGACCGTTGGTGCCGGCGTGGTGGGTGGTGAACGTGGCGGTGTTCATTTGACTTGCTCCATGCGCCAGCACTTCAGTTCGAGCGGCGTCATCTTGTGAGTGTGCAGGTTGTCGAGAAAGTCTGCCGGGTCTTCACCGGACCAGCGCGGCTGCGCGCCGTGCTCATAGGCGGTGTAGCTGTAGACGGTCGGCACCACCGGCACACCGCTCGGGGTCAGCCGCGCAAACCGCACCAGGATGTACAACGTCTCGCCATCGTACAGAACCTGCGAACGCTCGGCGCTCTTGTTCTGCAAGGTCCAGGTGATGTCGCTCAGCCGCACGGCGCCGCTCCCATGAAAAAGGGGACAGGCTGAGCCTGTCCCCTATACCGCTCCGTCACAGTCCCGCCGCTCAGTCCTCGGTGGCCGGGGTGATCTTCTTGTCGAGCTGGAGCTTGACCCGGTTGATCAGCTCGTAGGCCCGATCCACGTCGGTGTGATCGAAGCCGGCACGCTCGTCGCTGCCGTCGCGCAGCTTGGTGATCTTCTTCATCACCGCGGCCAGCTCGTCGCGGGCGAACTCGTCCAGGGTGCGCTCGTCCTCGCCGGCCTCGGGCTTGACCAGGAGCTGCTTGATGGCGTCGTTCGAGAGCGGCTTGGACTTCTCGTCGGCCTTGATCGCCTTGAGCTGGGCACGGGCGAAGATCTTCAGCGAGGAGTAGGCGGACTTGCCGGTCTCGGCGCGGGTCAGCTTCTCGTTGATGAAGGTCCGCGCCTTGGACAGGATCACCGGGGCGTTGCCCTTCCAGTCGGCAGCGCCGAGCTTGGCGAACACCCGGAGCGTGGCGACCTGGGTCTTGTCGTCCTTCTCGGCATCCTTGTCGCCGGAGGCATCGACCTGGGCTTCGACCTTGGCCCGGCGGAACGCGGCGTAGATCATCGCCACGTCATCGCTGGAGGGGGCGGCCGAGATGGTGCCGTTCTTGGCGGCTGCGCAGACCGTGACGGCCAGCTCACCCAGCGAGTTGGCACCCTGGCCGGCAGCCGCACCCAGCTCGGCGACGGTGGCCATCAGGCCCTGCATCGCCTCGTCCTGGGCGCCGCTGTTGGAGCCCACACTGGCGTCGGCGGGCGGCGCACCGGTCGGGTTGTCCTTGGTGACGGTGCCGACCGGCGGCATGTGCGGGGCGATGGGCTCCGGCTTGGTGGCCTTGGCGGGCTTCGGCGCCTTGGGCTCGGGAGCCTTGGTGGTGTCGGAGGCGGGCGGCGCGGCCGGGGCGGTCACGGGCGGCGTTGGGGTCGGCACATCCTGGTTGAGCTGAGCGGGTGCCGGGGAAGCGTTGGCACCGGGCTGGCCAGCGGCCGGCGGGGTCGGGGCGTTGGGAGCAGCGGGGGCACTGGCGAAGGCATCGGTGCGCATTGATTGTTCCTCGGAACAAGTGAGAGGTGAGAGTTATAGGGACGTGCGTTCACGACGCAAGAGTCCCCGCGAAGTTTTTCAGGTCTGTGATGTATCGGCAGGCGCCAGGGTTCCGACCCGGCAATGTCCCTGCCAGATCGAGAAGCAGAACGCCCCGTCGCTGGCGACGTGGCGAATGTAACGGGCACGCGGATGGGTCACGCGGGCCGTGCGGGCGTCGCGGATTGCCTGCATCAACCCTGCGCGGCTGCGCAGGTAGAGCATCAACTGACTTTCGATTTTGTGTGGCGCTCGGTCAGGGCTTCGGCAGTAACTGGCCTGCCCTCAAGTAGTCGGACCAGAGTGCTGTAATCCATCACCTCGATTGCGGCTGGATACAGCGCAGTTTTCCACTGTTTCTTGCGAACGATGTCGCGGTACAGGGCGACTTCTTCATCCACTAGTGCATTGATCCGCTTGACGATGCTGTCCTTCAACTCGGCAGCTTCGCGGTTCAATGCTTCTTTGCGGGCCTGGATGTCAGCCGCACGCCTAGCGTCGGCCGGATCGAGGCCCGGTATTTTGTCAGCCCAGTTCATATGCCCGTTCCCTGGCGGGGGAGGTTGTTCCGGGCATAGATGGAAAAGGTTAAGCTTAGATACAAGCGCAATTGTTTGTTACTGCACGTTGTCGCAGCAACTATGGTGCACCGCAGCGGACGCGCCATCGAGTAAAGCTGAGCTATATCAGGGGCTTAGGTCAAACTACGTATTTGCGAACAGGTGCCATGCCCGGCACCTGCATCCTGACATGATTTGCAAGGCGGAACAACTATCGGGCCAGCGCGAAATGATAGCGTAATTGTTCCGCGGAACACTTAGGGCCAGAGCAGGAAGCCCATGAGCGCCCAGAACAGGAACGCGACACCGCCATAGGCGACGATGACCACGAACAGGCCGGGCGCATTGGCCGGGGGCGGCAGATCGGAATGCGGCGGCATCACAGGGAACTTCGGCATGGCGGGTCTCCGCGGATTGGTCCGCGGAACAACTATAGCGCTGTGGCTGTGCATGTCGAGGGCTCCTGTCCGAAGTGGCGATTACGCGAACTCGGCCCGCAGCTCCCGAACGTCGTAGCAGGAGAGCGCCGCGAACGTAACGATGGCCTCATGCAGGGTGCAGGCTTTCGTGACGGTGAGCAGGGTAGGGGGATGGTTGCGCCCCTGGCGGTGGAAAATGCAGATCTGACGGGGCTTGGGCATGCGCATGGGTCAGGCTCCTGTTCCGCGGAACAACTTAGGCTACAGCGCACTTGCGCTCAAGGTCCGTCATCCCGACGCCGCCGCAGATCGGCCCGTCATAGATAACCTGGTGGGTGCCAGAACCCTGGTGGGGCACCAGCTCGATCAGTACACAATCCACGCCAGCAGCGCTGACGTAAGCCGTAGACCGGCATCCGCCCGACCACGATGCAACGTAGCCGGTTATGCCGGAAGACTTGTGACCCAGACGGCTGGCCTCGCCGCGGGCGCCCTGAACGGTGCCAATGAAGTGTGCCATGTCGTGTACTCCGGTGATGGATGGTCAGGCGGCGAAGGCGATTGCGGGTGGGCCGGCAACCTCGATCCCGCGCTTGCGCAGGGTGGCGTCGTAGCCGTGCTCTAAGACTTGCTCGAACGTGCCGCGGTGGGCGAAGCGTACACGGTCAGGCGCCCAGCTCCGGCGAGCCAAGATCCACTCGCAGAGCACAGTCCAGGACACCCAGCGGGTCAGGCACTGCGCGCCGCCGTTGAAGTAGAACGTCACCGCGTAGCGGGTGGGATCTTCGACGCTGATATCCACGCGGATGGCTGTGACGGGCTTGAGCCGGGCATAGCGCAGCACGGGCCGCAAGCCTTCACCCTGCATGAGGACGTTGCGGCACAGATCGGTGACACGGTTGAGCGACATAGCGGATGGCTCCTATGTTCCATGGAACAATATTATGAATAAGTTCCTAGACCGTCTGTTACGTAATACTAGGTCAGGGCCGGGAAGCCGGCAACCTGGTTCTGGCGCACCTCCAGGAAGCACCGGGCGACGATGGCACGGGCGTCGGAGATGTAGCCCAGGCTGTGCAGCGTGCGAGCCGCGTTGAGGTGGGCCAGCGCACGCTTGATCCGGGGCAGGTTGCTCGGGTCGGCACGCTTACAGGCAGACATGAGCTTGCCGATGCTGCTGTTGAGGTGTGCGGCGAAGGCGTCGTTGTCGTGGCGGATCACGGTCGCAACCGCGTGGTGGATCGGTCGCGGCTCGGGGCCGAAGAAGTTGGCGAAGTGACGGGCGATGGTGCGGAACATGATGGGCCTCAATCTGGAGTGTATTCGAGGGTGAGGGAATTCTGGCCATCCGGTGAGCGCACAGTGATCGAGCGCTTGCCGAAATGGCTCATGCGATATGCCGACTTCGGAAACAGATCGATGAAGCTGGCAGCATGATGTGGTTGAGCGATCTCGCGGATGGCCGCCTCGAACGCTCCAAACTTTGTGGCGGAATGCCCGATTGCTGGCGCAGACAACTCTGGGCCTGAAAGCGTCACTCTAAAGCTCTGGCGGATGGCTGGCATGATCGGCACCTCATTTGGGCCGGGCGAACTGTCCGAACTTTCAGGCAGTCGGGTCGGCACACTTGTTGGCCGTTTTTAGTGAATTGAAGGGGCGCGTTTTGGCTGCACGCGGCGCAGGGGCAAACTCGTTTGCGGATTGCTAATCGAAGTTCTAATTGATGGCGTAGTTGGGTGGCGATTATCAATTAAACAGGGTGGTGAAGTGGGCTAAGTGCCTGGTAGCGTTAGGAAAAGTATTTGGCGGATTGCTAATTGAAATAATTGATCGGGGTCTGGAGATAAGACATAGCATGCGGGAGGGTTGCCGGCCGGGGCGCGGCGGTCCAGCGGCGGAGATCGTCACCAAAACGGCTGCGCGTCCTCCCTGAGGGTTTCTATTATCAATTATATCAATATATATATATCTATTAAAGTTAGTAACTAAGGGGCTAAACCCCTGTCAGAACAGCAAAAACTTGCCGTCCTAACCGCCCAGTGTTCTATTTTTGTCACAACAGTTGGCTGGGCCAAACCGACTTTCCAAACGTAATTGATAACGGCAGTAAGTTTGCCGTCCACGCAACTTACCCCTTCAAAAACTCATTCTAGTTTTAGGGCGTTTCTAAATCAGGCACGAATGTCTCCATACCTGCCCAAAACGCACCAAAAACTAAAACAAGTTTTGGGGGCATTCTAAACGCGTAGTTTTGGGGCGCCGCAGATGGCGGTCCGCGACGCCCCCAAATATTGTGGTTTCTAACCACCCTCGCGGATGGCTCATCCAAAACCGGCGCTTTCGGCGCTCAAGTTTTGGGGATCGGGTAGAGTGTAGTTTTCGCCATTCCAAAACGCGTCACTTCCGCAATCGAAGTTCTTAGCGGTTTGGCAGCTACTCGCTACCCACATCCGTCCTTGTTGCGCGGCCAGGGTGCCTCGGAGGCTTCTATCCCTGACGCTTCGACACTACCCCGCCGAGCCCCGAGCCTGCCGAAGCAGACGTAGCCGGGTTGATGCGTAGGGTGCGGTCGCGCCGTGGAGATCAGCCGGCCTTTCGCCGGTCACGTCTCACACGCTCCCCTATTGTGGCATCCGGGGGAGACCGGTTCGGGAGGCTGAAGTCCGCCGCCCTACACCCTTGCCGGCCGGTGCCAGTGAATTGATGGGGGGTAGGGGTGGGGTGGGGTAGGC